GTACAACCGGAACCCTTTCAACCAAGATAGATTACATTGTCGTTTCTGATGGTGGAAGCTCTTATAGTAACGGAAACGCCACCACGTTTGGAACCTTGACGGTTGCACGCTCAGGCTTGGCAGGGGTTTCTAATAGCACACGAGGCGTGTTTGGGGGGGGGACTACTGGTTCTGTTTCCGTTGTTATGGATTATATCACAATTGCCACAAATGGAAATGCCGCCACTTTTGGGAATTTAACTGTTGGCAGAAGTGCCTTGGCGGGGGCTTCTAACAACACGAGAGGTGTATTTGGGGGGGGAACAACAGGTTCCGTCTCCGCCATTATGGACTATATCACTATTTTGACTACTGGAAATGCCACCAGTTTCGGAAACTTAACAGCGGCCCGTTATGGCTTGGCGGGCGTATCAGGATATGTACCAACATGAAAAATGTCGTCACGACCACATCTATTGAGTTTAACCTTGCCTCTGTTGCCAATCCGGCAGCCGTTGCGCGGGTCACAGAAAAACTGCCAGAACTTACGGAAAAGACGCGGGCCTTTGACCGCAGCAACAGCCAGACCACGCTCAATATGATGACTTTGACCATGATGAATGGCCAGTCTCCCATGCGGATGCTGCGTCAGGTTCTGGCCGAAGTGGAGCAACGCAAGATGGCGCTGGCCGAAGCACAACTGACCCACGCCAAATTGCTTGCTGACATCGAAGCTTTGGAAACCAAAGAAAAAACGCCCGTTGTTGAGGCAGAATTACGGTTGAAATACGTCAACCAGAGCATGATCGAAAGCAAGGTCAACGGGTCGTTTAAGGACATTGCGGCGCTGATTGATGCCTATGACAACATCAAGGCCAAGCACGGCATCGGCGATTGGGATGAAACGACCTACGAGGCGGAAGAAAAACGCCACCACATCCGCCGTGGTTTTGAGTTTCTCTACCGCAACCTGATTGAATATGGTCGGGCTAAGGAAGTCACAATTGAGTACCTCCAACAGTACGGGGTTCATGTGCAGGTGGCGCTTGGCGAGGTTTCCGGTTACATCAACTTTGTGAACGAACGGATCGTGGCAGGCGAACGCCCCAGCGGTGCGGACATGGAGGTCTTCTTTGACACAATGGCCACCAAATATGCCCCCTGTGCGGATGAGGCGTCAGAGCGTATGTTCGGCAAACTCGACTTTGTAAACACCAACTATATGCTCAAGATGGAGGCAGCAGAATGATCGTAGAATATAAAATGGTCCGAGAAATGGACCAGACGCGCGCACCGTCTTGGGTGCTGGACAGTGGATATTTCCAGAACCCCGATGATTTTTCGATGGTCGGGACCACAAAAAACGATGATGTTCGGGAGTTTTATATCCCCGATACCGTTGTTCGGCTGACGCGCCAACAACTGATCGACCGGACTTTGGGCATTGATGCAAAATATCCCATGCAGAAACCATCTGGCGATCACAACCAAATGGTGAACATGTCCGATGCGGAAATCACCGACATGGTCAACCAGTGGTGCAATCAGCGGGGGGAGTGATCTACCCCTCTCGGCTGACCTCGGCCTTGACCTTGCCGATGTGCATGGTGTTCAAAATCATCATCCCCACGCTATAGAAGCCCGCATTGTCGGGCTTCCTATAAAACTCTTCCACCAGAAGAAATTCGTTGTCGTTGAGGGCGTCATGTAACGCCTCAATGTTGCCAACAGGATACTCGCAGATCACTTGGTGGACCAGTTCCCCCTTGCGGGATGGCATGTTCAACGTAACCAGAAATCTCATCTATTATATAGCCTTATGACCTCACGCTCCAAGTGGGGCCGGATCAATGCGGGTGCCCGATCCAAAGCCGCACGGCGCGCTTCCTTTGTCTTTAGCTTGAGAACCGCCGTTGCGCCATCAAAAATGTATTTGCTGCACACGGACTGGATGCCAGCGTCTTCGCTTGCCAGTTCGACTTCGCCCATCAGGACGGCGTGTATGCGGTCTGAGGGCCTCTTACCGCGCCATATACTCATGGAGGGCCTCCCACGCGGCATCGACCCCCAGTGCCACGCATACGAAGCACCCAGCGGCCTGTGCGGCCCTCAGATAGGTCAACTGCACGGCGCGAAGCTCTGACTGGCTGTGGTCGCGGCGTTTAAGCTCACAGACGAAGGCAGGCGCGCCAGGGATGAGAATGTCGGGCGCTCCGGTGGTCATGCCCTCGGCCTTGTGCGTGGCGGCCTCCAGATGGTTACGCTTGCCCTCGTTGCGGACGTGGAACGCAATCACCCCAAGCGTGTCGGGGTACTCCCGCCGGAGACGCGCAAAAAAAGTGACCTGCTCCAAAGCTTCCTTCGGGCAGGCCCCACGGTAATCAAGATTTCCGTAAACTCTGATGTCATTCGGGAGGTGCATCGGCGGGTCCATTGTAGCCCAGAACAGTGTAGAAGCTCGTCTGGGGGTTTAATTTATAAGTAATCGTCTTGGGCTTTACACCATCAAGCGCGCCAAACTGGTTTGTTTCCCGAACGGACGCGGGGTGCTTGGGGTGGCGCATGATCCAGTAAGAGAATGACCTGTATTCGGTAACCACGTCAACCTTCAATGTCGCGTTGCCGCTGCGGGACAGGGCGTTCTTCACGTCGAACAGGACCACGTTGTCAGTCTGGCGCTGCGTGGGGTCTTTCTTCATGGCCTTGAACGCAAGCTTGAGCTTGTCGTTGGGGTTGACGATCTCGCCCTTGCATTTCTCACAATACCGCGCCGCGATGTCGTTGTCGGCCTTGCAGTGGGGGCACGGCTTGGATGTCCAGCGATAGCCGCACTGGATACGCTCACCAGCCACTGTGTCGGATGCGCGGCAACGGCGACCGAAGTGCGCGGGCATCGCACCCCACTTGGTTTCAATGCGGTTGTTGTCGAGGTCCAAGAAATACCCATTGTGGTCGATGGGATACCCTTCCTTGTTGGGGCGGCCCAAAAACTCGTTCTCAACGCCGCAGAACTCGCATTCGCAGGTAACAAAATCTACCTCTAGGTTACCTTTTTTGGCCTTGACCTTGGGGTTGAAAATATCCCCTTCGGGGCAGTGGCGGGGCAGGTTCTCGGCATAGTCGAGGATCACGCAGGTGTCCTTGCCCTCGTCCACGCGCAAGCCGCGACCGATGATCTGCTGAAGCAGGCCCACGCTTTCGGTTGGGCGCAGGATGGCGATCATGTCAACGTGGGGCGCATCGAACCCAGTGGTCAGAACGGACACGTTGACCAGATACTTGATCTTCTTGGCCTTGAAGTCCGCGATGATCTTCTGGCGCTCCGGCTTAGGCGTGTCTGCGGTGATCAGCGCCGACAGTTCGGGTGGCAGGGATGCCATGCACTCTTTGGCGTGTTTGACCGTGGCCGCAAACACCATCACGCCACGCAGGTAGGCGGCCTGATCAACGATGTCGGCCATGATGGCGGCGGTCTTGCGGCCCTGCCCGTGGAACGCGCGGTCGATGTCGGCAGCGTCAAACTGGCCACGGCTGTTCAGTTCCATGTTGAGGGTGTGGTATCCGACAGCCCCAGCCTTGCCGATGGTGGGCTTGGTCAGGAAACCCTGTTCGATCAGTTCGTAGGCTTGAATGCGGTAGACGCAGGTGTCGAAATAGGGGTCTTTGGTCTGGTCTTCGCGGACAGGCTTGCCGTCAGCCCAGTGCTTGAAGATGTAGCCCGTGTTCATGCGGTACGGCGTGGCCGACATCCCCATGACGCGCAGCATGGGGTTCACTTTCCTGATCTCTTCCACGATCTCTTTGACCGTGGCGGTCAGGCCGTGGCATTCGTCAATCACCACCGCCGCGAACTCTTTGCCGAACCGCTTGATGGAATTGATCACGGTGCCAGGCGTCCCGAACACCACGGGGTGGCGCAGGCTTTTCTCTCCGGCGCTTGCCGAGAAGATGGAACACTTGCCGCCCGTCAGGCGGAACTTTTCAGCATTCTGGTTGACCAGTTCGGCGCTGGGGGCGAGGCACAGGATGTGCTTGCCTTTCGAGATGCCGTGGATGGTATCTGCCAGTGCCGCAATGATGTGGGACTTGCCCGCGCCCGTGGCCGCCTCAATGCAGCATGGGGCAGTGTTTCTCTTAATCCACTTTATGATCTCGTCATGGGCTTCTTGCTGGTAGGGGCGCAATGTCATCGTAAAACCTCGTGGTTGGTTGGTGACAGAAGAATAGCAGTCTTTACATCACCTCGCAACAATCAATTTGTATCGTTAGCTACAAGTTTCCCTGTATCGTCGGGCAGCCTTGGCGATCTTGGCCAATGAAACCGCGCTGTTACAATTTATTGCCTGCGTGACATAATTGTAGCCAAAGCCCAGCGCGTCGTTGGCCGCCTTCTGGTTTGGGAATGTCACGCCTTCAATGGTAAACGGCTGTGGGGTGCCTTGCTTGCTGCCCTGCCTCTTTGGCCGCAAGCGGTCTTCCCTGCCCTCGTTCAACGCCCTTTGAATTTGCCTTGGCTTGATGTTAAAATCTTTGGCTGCTTCTTCCACGGTTTCGTAGATGACGCCTTTAATCTTTACGCGCATTCCCAACAATCTCTCTAAGTTTTCCGGCATACCATTTGCCTACATCTTTTTCCATCACCATAAACCCGTGATCTTCGCAATATTTAGCGCAGTATTCGACCGCATCGCGGCGGGCAGTTTCAAGCTGCCGCCGCAATTGCGTGTTGATGTTGATCTGGCGTTGAAGCTGGTCGGTCATTTCAGGGTCCAGTATGTTGAAGGTTCACCGCGCCATTTTTCCAAATCGGCATCGGGGGCAAGCTCTTTGATGGCCTTGGCGTAGGACACGCTGCCCGCCCGATGCACCAGCGTAAGCTTGCGCCCGCAGATCACGGCATCTTGTCCGGCGCTTTCAAACACCAGCGCATCCAAGATTTCCTTCTTGCGGTCTTCAGCCTCTTTGATCTGCTTGGTGAGTACATCGTACTCTGCAATCATGTAGCGGTGGCCTATGGTGTCGATCTCAAGCTTTTCTTCCGGCTCCGGCATACCCTCGTCGCGGATCGCCAAGAACTCGTTGTAGAACGCCTCAAGTTTGGGCAGGTTCACTTCGATCCAGATCGGGTCATAGTCCACGATCTCCAGTTTGTGATCGTTCGGCGTCCACTGCCAAAAATAGCAGGCGATCTTGTCGGTGCAGTACATCTGGATTTGCATTTGGGCGTAGTAATGCGGCTGGATGTTGATGCTCTTGAACGGCACGGGCTTGGGCTTGTCGCGCAGGCCAAAGGGGCATTTGATCTCAAGCAGGGCATGGTTGGCAACGTACCCGTCAGGGCTAGCCCCCAGCCACGGCAGCGTGGGATGTACCACGAAGGTGGCAGGTGCTACGGGTTTAAATTGGTACTCAAAAGCCTCGCGGGCTTCCGTTTCGTGGTTGGTGCCCCACGATGTGGCGATGTTGCCAACAAACTCTGACGGCAGCCCCTGATAAGCGCGCACCATGCGGCGCATCGCCTCATCGCGGCTGGTATTGGGGTCTAGGCCGAGGGCAGCGCCCACCATTGATCCGGTGATGCGGCCTTTACGAGCGGTAAACCACTCTGGTGATCTTTGTTCCATCATGCTTTTTCCCATTTTGTAATCGGCCTGCCATTACATTGTTTTTCTGTTGACATATGGTATCCTAATTTTTTAATCTTTCCTGCTTTTTTGGCGGCACGAAATGGAAAACCCCAATCTTTAAATTCTTCTGGAGGATTAAACCCAATTTCTTTCATTCTTTTTTTAAGCATAGTGCTATCAACCCATTCAAAATGATCAAAAAGTTTAATTAATTCTTCAATTGCGGTTTCCCGCCATTCGGCCCGACTTGTCATTGCGTATGTCTCACTCTGGTTGGGGGTGGTAGGGAGGGACCGAAGCCCCTCCCAGTTAAATTTAAAAGGGGATTTCGTCGTCAAGGTCGCGGCCACCACGGGCAGCGGCACCAGCGGCCTTGCTCTGGTGGTTTGCCATTTCGGACTTAGACTTGGCGATCTCTTCCGGCGACGACACTTTTGCCGCAGCCTTAGACGACACAGCGCCGACCCAGTTGCCACGGGCTACATCCCCCGTCATGCGGTCGGTCATTTCCCACACCATGACCTTGACGATCATCGGCTTGTTGGTGAGGTGAAGCGTCATGCTTTCGTCGGTCGGCATAACGGGTTTGGCCAGCAACTTGCCCCCAGCGTTGGTGTCAATGGCAGCCAGCATCTTTTTGGCCTTGTCACGCTTGGCAATGGCTTTGTCTTCGCCCTTAGAACCAAATACCGAAGGATCAAAGTCAGTGACCCAAAGCTTCTGGAAAATCTTGCGGTTCTCAAACTCTTCCGGCTGCATCACAGACCAGCGCAGCGAGATGAACTCGTCGCCTTTCTGGTTCTTGGCCCACTTGGCCTCGTCAATGGCCGCCAACACGTTGGTGTCGGACGGAATGGGCTGCATATTGCCGCCACCCGCATCAAACTCGCCGCTTGCGTTATCGGCGGCGCTGCCACCCTCAGATAAACCCCAAAAATTGCTCATTTTTTCTCTCCCTTGATCAGATACGCAGCCAGCGGGTTCAGCCCCGACATAACTTCGATGGGTTCATTGATGCCGAAACGGTTCTTGCTGACGTTTGCGGCCATTGCGTGGCACACCAACTGTCGTTCGCCAGTGGAGATAGCCTTCTTCACGTCCCCGTCGCCCTTGGTGAACATCTCCAAGCGCAGGAAACCCACCAGATCGACGTTGTCGATGTAGGGTTGCATGGATTTCTCGTGCATCCGCATGGTGTAGCGGGTGTACTGGTTGCCATCGGGCGGCGACACGGTGGTGGTGTCAGCGTGGGACAGGAACACTATGTTCATTCCGCGATCCAGCAGGTACTCGCAACCCTTGCGGAGGCGGCGATGCTGGCTGGAAACCATGTTGGTGCCAGCGCCCCAGCCCCCAAGGGCTTGGTTGATGGACTTGGGCTTGTTCGGGTCGCTTTCAACAACCCAGTCGGTGAACATGGTGTCAAGCGTGGACACGGTGTCCACCACCAGCGTCTCGTACTGGTGTTCTTCTTTGGCCAACGCCCACAATTGCGGCCAAAGGTCTTCAACGCTCTTGAGGACCGGAAACGCATCGGGCATGGGGTTGTTGGTGATTGACTTGAGGCCATCCTCGGCCCGAATGAAGATCGGCTTCGGAAAGGTCGCGCCAAGGGAAGTTTTCCCCAGTCCCGCCTCCCCGATGATGGTCACGGCCAGTGGCCGTAACGCGGGTTTCGTGATTTGGTCTAGTATAGACATGTTGCTGTTACTCCTTCATCAACGCCATTGACCTTAGATGTCGCTTGTGACAATGTCAACAGGCAACGTGTCACTGAAAGGGACAAGCAAAAAATGTCGGAAACAACAAAAATCAAAGAAGCTATCGCGGATCAGGTTGGCCGTATTCGGACGGCCCTGAACGAACGCGCAAAAAATGTACCGAAAAATCCACTCGTTTTGGTCGCGGAAGAGACAGGCCTGCACCCCAACACAATCAGGAGCATCGCGCGTGAAGGTAGCCAAAGTTTTTCATTGGCGACCATTGAAAAGCTGGAGAAATACCTCTTTGGCGAGACGGCCTGATATATGGAGTACCGCATTTTTTGGGAGGCTGGATTTCGCGTCTTTGGGCTATATGGCCGTGGCAAGGACGGGAAATGCGAGTGCGGAAACCCACACTGTCCAGACAAGTCGCTGTTCAAACATCCGCGCGTCAGCAACTGGCAGCACACGCCACACTGGTCCGAGGAACAGTTGGACACCATGGCAGAGATGCGCCAGTTCAAGACTGGCTACGGCATCGCCCTGCGCGGCATCCTTGTCGTTGACGTTGACGCCAGAAATGGTGGCGTGGCCAGCTTTGCCAAGTTGCTGGAAGTGGTGCCGGAACTGGCCGGATCGGGCCTGATCGTCAACACGGGGTCGGGTGGCGGCTCCAAGCATTACTTCTTCCGCGTCCCCGAAGGCGTGGCGCTGGTGGTCAAGCTGGCCGATTATGCAGGCCTCGACTTCAAGTCTGGTGCTGCGTTCGTCGTTGGTGCGGGTTCCATGCACTCCAGTGGTCAGGCGTATGAGATCGCGTATGGATCGCCCGACGACATTGACGACCTGCCAGTGAAGTTGCTGGACATGCTGCGGGTGCCAGAACGCCATCGTGCCGATCTGGGCGGCAAGATTGTGGACGTGAACGATGCGGAACTGGCCGAGATGCTGTCCCATGTCCCGAACAACGATTTGGACTATGAGGAGTGGATCAAGATCGGCATGGCGCTGCACCATGCAACGGGCGGATCGGCGTTTGACCTGTGGGACAGGTGGAGCCAACAGTCTACCAAGTACGACGACACGTCCATGCAGTACAAGTGGCACTCGTTCGGTCGGTCGGCCAACCCCGTGACGCTGGGCACCTTGATGCACTACGCGGAAGAGGGCGGATACGTCCAGCCCGTGACGTTCACCCCCTCTAAGGAGTTCGAGTTTCAGGTGCCAGCGGAAGTCTATTCCGCGCCCAAGGCCATTGACACCTCGTCGTTTGATCTTCGCCGTCCGCCAGGGCTTGCGGGGCTGCTTGCTGAGTGGATCGAAAGCCGGACACGCCGGAAGCGGGAGGCCCTCGCCGCCATGTCCGCAATCTGGGTCATGGGTGTAGCCTTTGGGCTACGCTACCGCGACGACCGCGACCGTGCCACCACCAACCTGTTCGTGTTCAACGTGGCATCGTCGGGGTCTGGCAAGGACGGCATCCTGAGCGCGTCCGCCGAAATCTTGATGCACTGCGGCGTGTCGGCGGCGGTCCACGGCACCATCAAGTCCGAGCAAGAGATCGCGCGGAATTTGACCCGCCACCAGATGGCGGCCTACATGATGGACGAGGTCGGGTTCTTATTCCAGAAGATCAACGGGGCCAAAAAAAGCGGGGCTAGTTATCTGGAAGGCGTGGTCGGCCTGTTGATGTCGGCCTATTCCAAAGCGGACGGCAGGCTAATGGTATCCGGTGATCTGAAGGAAGACATCAGGGGCCACCTCCGCAAGGAACTGATGCAGATCGAAAAGTACATGGAAGAAAAGGGCGAGACACCCACCATGTCCAGCCGCGCCGCTGCCATCACCTACCAGTTGGACACGCTGGACGCGGGGATCGACCGCCCATTCTTGGCGATGACGGGCTACACCACGGAGAAGAACTTCAACGATCTGGTCACGTTTGAGGCCGCCACCACGGGGTTCATGGGGCGCGCAATCCTGTGCATTGAGCAAGAGACGGCACCACCCACCAAGAAGGGCTGGAAGAAGACAGAATTTCCAGAGGGGCTGAAGATGACCATGCAACAACTGGCGCTGGGGGGCAACTTTGACGGCTCTAAAACCAGCAACCGCGTGGAGCATTACGGGGATCGCATCGAAATCCCGACCAATAGCGAGGCCAACGCCATGCTGGACGACATCGTCGATCTGTTTGACGAGATGGCCTACCACCACAAGGAACGCACCTCGCTGGAGGCGCTACCCATGCGGGGCTACGAGCAGGTCAGCAAGATCAGCCTGATCCTTGCCATACCAGAGGGCGTCCGCACGGTGGAGCATGTCCGCTGGGCCTACGCGCTTGTCCGGCGCGACATCGAAAGCAAGATGCGGCTGGTGCTGGCCAATGACAAGGCCAAGGACGATCCCGCCATGGCGCTGCGGATGACCATCTCGCAGATGGTTGACGGGCCGGACGGCGAGACGGGGGGCGTGATCCTGCGCCGTTTGGAAAAGCGGTTCAAGCGCGCCGACATCGAAACCTGCTTGGGCATGATGGTCAAAGACGGCCACATCTCCAAGGAAAGCCACATCCACAAGTACAACAAAAAGCAAATAACCCGATACAAGCTTGTGCATTCAACTTGACGCAACGCTTGAATTGTCGCAAGACTTGAAAACTAACCACAACCATGGAGATTGAAAATGCAATTCAAGATGAGAACAGACGGCAGCTATGTAGCTGTGGGTAAGAATGACCGTATTTATGAAATAACTGAGGGTCCGCGCGGCACTTGGTTGTTGGAAGCAATGTCTCTTATTTGTTCAAACGTTCACGAAACGCTGGAAGATTGTTTTGACGAAGCCGCCTCGTGGGAAGAGGAGGATGAAGAATGATCGTCACCGTAGCGGCGGCCACCTGCTTGGCCATGAACGTGTACTTTGAGGGGCGCAGCGAAAGCTATGACGGCCAGAAGCTAATCGCCGAGGTCACGATGGAGCGCGTATATACGGATGGGTTTCCCAAGACCGTCTGCGGCGTTGTCTGGGAAAAGGGCGCGTTTAGCTGGACGCACGATGGCAAGAGCGACAAGCCCAAGGATATAGATGCGTGGCTTACCGCGCAGATCATTGCCAACGAAACCTTGCTGTACGGGTGCGAACTGTGCAGCGGCGCGACCTACTACCACACCCGCGATGTGCTGCCCTACTGGGCGGACGACATGGTGATGGTGGGGATGTACGGCAACCATGTTTTTTACAAGGAGTGTGATGAATGAGTGACGATCTGGTCAAACGACTGCAATACTTAGGCCGTGTCGCAAAAGATTACGACCAAGAACACATGACCAGTGCGGATTATGAGATGATCTCTGCGGTCACAAAGCAAGCCAAAGACCGCATCAAAGAGTTGGTGGAAGACAAAAAAGAACTGACCCTGCAACTGCTTGCCGCACATGGTCAGGCCGCAGATGCGTTGGACAAACTTGACAAGGCTATGGCGGCGCTGCAATTTTTTGCAGCTTTGAACAGTGATTTTGCCCGCGCCGCGCTGGCTCAACTGGAGGGCGGGAAATGAGAAGGATTGGAAGAAACAAACTTGAAAATGCCGCGCTGTCTTTTCATGCTGACAATCCAATTGTCTGGCATCTGTTCTTGCGGTTCACTGGGGAGGTTTTGAACAGAGGTTTCAAAAACTATTCGGTAAATGCAATATTTGAACGCATCCGTTGGGAAACTGATGTGGTGACGCAGGGCGCTCATGGGGATTTCAAAATAAACAACAACCATCGGGCTTACTATGCACGATGGTACATGGAGCAATACCCAGAACGCGATGGGTTCTTTCGGATTAGGGAGATACAATAATGATCGCACAACTTCTCGCCATCGCCGCCGTTGTCATCGTGGGCTACGCGGCGTTCTTTGCCATTACCATCACCGCCATTGCGTCGTTGCCGCCTGGCATGACGTGGCTGGCGGTGCCATTGGGCATCGCGGCAGCCGTGGTGGTGTTGCTGGGGGCGTACCAGCTATGAACGCAAGGCAAAAAGATGAGCAATTGCTAGACATTTTGGCACTGCGAAAGGTCAAACCCCCGTCCTATGTGGCGCGGAAGTTTGGCCTGACGGGGGAGCATGTGATCAAGACGTGCCGTGCCATTCGGGACGCCGACATAATGTATAGTGACACAAAAGAAATCGGAAAAATTATGTTGCATTACCCAAAAACCTGACATAAAGATATGTCACTACCCCAACCCAACCACTGGAGATTGCCATGAACGCTACACAGATCAAAGCCGAAGCCAACCGCATCGCAGAACTCTGCGCCGCAAAAGGTTATTACAACCCCAAGATCGTCGTCTACGTCAACTGGATTGGCTACGACCTGACGGTCAACTTGTTTTATCGCACCGACACGCACAGCGCACAGGTAGACAAGTTTTTCCACGGGTCTTGCGATGCGGGCATTGAAGCCCTGTTTGCCGATGCAGAGCGGCATGTGGAAGACCTCAAGTCCATTGACGATGCCAAGCGCGATGCGTTTATTGCTGCGGTCGGCAAGCTGATCGACCACGGCAAGGACATCGGCATTGAGGTTGCGTTCCTGAACCCGCTGACCGCCATGATGGAAAACCTGTCCAGCAACATCATCACCAAGCAGTGACACGCGCCACGCAGGTGTAGGGGGGGGGCCATTTCGGCCCCCTTTTTTATTTGTTTTCGGCGGCGGCCTCAATGTCGGCGTAGGCAAAGAAGTACGTCCGGTCGGGCATTTCGGTGTGCGGCACGGTGATCGACCCCTTTACCACGGCTGAGATGTAGGTGCGGATTTGCAGGGGCAGCGTGGCCGCGAACGTATTCTTCTTGTTCGAGAGCTTCCGTGTACCATTGGGCGAGAGCTGGATAGCGAAACCATCCGAAGACCCGAAGAACTCCGCGCCGTCACCATCTTGCAGAATGTGGCGTGGCAGGGCCAGCAAGCAGATCGTGCCATAATTACGCAAAGCAAAGTCAACACGCGCGGGACGACCATGATTAGCACCACGGGCACGGTCGCCCATGGGGACTTTAGGGATGTGGACTAGCTCAATCATTGGATCATTTGCTCCATAAGGGTTGTCAGATGTACCACTGGTAAAAGATTGGCGTCGACCTGTAAAGGCCTGCGGTAGTACCGTCCCACGGTGCAAGTACTTTTGGGGGGTTTGGGGACGCTACTTTCCTATTAAATTTAATTCATAAGATACTGATATATATATATATTATATATAGTATATAGTAGTATAGTAGAGTCCTTCTTAAGAGTGTTTTTCTATAGAGTAATAAAAATAGTTGCTTAAGGGGGGAAAAAAGGTGTCTCAGGGGGGAGGGATTTTTAAAGAAATTATTTATTATATAAAGGGGACGCTACTTTCTACTTCTACTCTACTTTTTTGACAATGAAATCAATGTGATGAGTAGCGCGAGTAACAGCGCAAAAAAAAGCCCCCAGAGACGACACTCTGGGGCTTTTGGTGGTTTTAGAGGCCTTCTTGATAGTTTCAATGAATATGATACTATCGTATGAAGGCAAACCTAGGAGACAGACACCATGGTCAACGCATCCGAACTTTACAACCTTCTAACATACGACCCTGACACGGGACGCCTAACATGGAAAGTTCGGAGCGATGTCGGACTAAGATGGAACGTCAGGTACGCAGGACGAAAAGCGTTTACTGCCATCTCAGATGGATACATGTGCGGAGCAATCCATGACAAAAGATATCAAGCGCACCGCGTGATTTGGGCAATGTTTCACGGAGAGTGGCCGATGAATCAAATAGACCATATCAATGGTGATAGAAGCGACAACCGAATTTTGAACCTGCGGGAGGCGGATTTCTTCCAGAACTCACAAAACGCAAAAATCAGGCGTGACAACACATCAGGGTATCCAGGGGTGACATTCTCCAAGGATCGCAATCAGTGGACCGCACGCATTTGCATCAACGGAAAGAAAATTTACTTGGGTTATTTCTTGACAGCAGAACTGGCAACGGAAGCAAGAAAGGAAGCCGAGAAAAAACACGGCTTCCTAAAACGATCTTGAGATTAAAGACCTTTAGCGCGGACGCGGATGGTTTCGACCAGCACTGGCTTCTTGCAGGCCTCGATCTGCTCGTCGGTCAGAAGAGCTTGCAGAAGTTTGGTGTCGATGCGGCGCTGTTCGGACAGCGCAAGGACGATGTCGCAGGTCAGGCCGATGTGGCGTTCGATCCCAGCGGCCTTGATCTCGGCCTTGAGGGCGTCGAGGGCCTCGGTGGCGGCCTCGTGGGCAGCCTTAGCGGCGGCGAAGCGGTCGGCGAGTGCGATGGCGAAGTTGATGGACATGGTAGTCTCCTGTGGTTGGTTGGGGTCAGTGAGTTATGTTTAATCGGTTTGAAAGTACGATGCAACAGAAAACTTGTGTCGATCCAAACATTTTTTTTGTTGACCCCGCCGTGCCCAGTGGTATGGTGCAGCCACCAACCAAGGAGGGATGGGATGAAAGACAATCAGTGGGTGCTGTTTGAGGCGACGGGGCAACGTTTCCCCGTGCGCTTTTACCAGACCAGCGACCGTTGGACGGTGGAGTTGCCGTGCGGCGTTTATGAAGGTGAACACATGTCCGACCTGCGGCGGGAGCTTAAGGCGGATTTCAAACGGATAAGGATCACGAGCAATGCTGTGGTCTGATGATGTGTTGAAAGAGAATGACCGCGACATGAAGCGCCTGTGGCTGGCTGGGACGATTGCAGCGGGGATGTGCGCCGATGGTGAGAACTGGGAATACGTCCCAACTAGCTGTGTGGAAATGGCGGACAAAATTTTGGAAGCACTCAACAAGGGAAACAAGTGGGAGAAAACAAAATGAACTGGCTGAAGAAGCTTTTCGGCAAGGAACCCCTGCGGGTCTACATCACGGACAAGAGAACGCCCGAGCAAGAGGCAATGTACAAGGAGCAGTTGGCCATTCAGGCCATGCTTGGCATGGAACTGGGCGACAGCCACCAAAACTGGTGGCGTCTGCACCAGATCATGTTGGACCACGAAAATCGTATTAAAGCCTTGGAGGGCAAGAAATGACCAAAGACATCGAAGCGGGCGCGCCAGAGGGCCTCTACAGCGTCAAGATGGCACCGCCTAGCCCAACCCCTACCGATGGGGCAGATCGCGCTGCTGACCGCCTCTGGCTGGCTGGGCTGGCCATGCAGGCGCTGATCCAAGCGCGCGGCAATGACATGTACAACATCGCGCACCAATCGTGGGCTATGGCCGATGCGATGCTGGAGGTCGAGGGCAATGCGTAAAGCCAAGAGGGTGATGATCACTTTGGAAACCGAAAAGGTTGATCCCGATCCCAATGGCAACCGCAAGCAGCGCAGGGCCGCCAAGAAAATTGTTCGGAAGGCCACAAAATAGTTGTTGCGCCGTACGATGAAGTGTGCTATGAAGGGTTATGGCCAGCCCGTGGTGGGTTGGCCGCCAACCACAGGAGGCCGAGATGGAAAGCATCTCACAAAACCAAATCAACCGCTGGATCGGCAAGCGCCGTGCAGCACAGATCGGGCGGTTCTGGTCCGAGGGCAATGGCTGCCAGATCGTGCTGAAGGCAGGCTTGATCTGCGGGAAGTACGACACCGATGGTATCTTCCTCTGCTTCGAGGAAACCGCCGCCGACAACCGTGATGCGGTGCTGGACTTCTTCAGCGACATCGTCGCCGCGTAAAGATTGTGCGCGAAAGCACAAAATAGTTGTTGACCCTGTGTTGCGTACGATGTACACAGGGTCATCGACACACCAACCACGGAGACGAAAATGAACAACCTACACCGCTGCTTCCACTTCACCTACGGCGACTACGGCTTCTACGCAGAGCCGGAATATGGCGACATTGAGTGGGACAAGGACGGCGACGAACCCACTGAGGAAGAGTACGAAGAGGCTTACAAGCACTGGCATGACCACGGCTGGAACGAGGCCCTGCAAGAGTACGCCGAGGGCTTGGCCGAGTACCGCTACGAGAGCCTGTGCGACTGATCTGAACGGGGGCTGAGGCCCCCACCCAACCACTGGAGAACACCATGTACGTCTATCAATCCGCGTCGGGCTGGGAACTGGAAATCCTGACCAGCAGCTTGAAAAATGAGAAGTTGCGTGACGCGATCCAAGCCGTTACGGGCGAGCGTTACCCCTTCAAGTCCTACGCCACCCGCGCTGAAGCCGAGGCCGTAGAGGCCGCAATCTCAACCACATACCGGAGCCTTTAAGATGACCAATTATCAGACCCCCACCGCCGAGACGTACACGGGCCTTGAGCGCGCCTATGATCACTTCAACAAGGCCCTGTTCGACAGCCGCCTGCCGCCCGTGCTGTTCACCCTGACCCGCAAGCGTGGTGCCCACGGCTATTTCTGGGCCGACCAGTTTGCAAATAAAGATGCCGATCTGGGCACGGTTCACGAGGTTGCCCTGAACCCGCAGAGCATGGACCGCACCATCCAAGCCGTGCTGTCCACGCTGGTTCACGAGATGACCCACGTCGAACAGCAAGAGTACGGCAAGCCGTCCAAGGGTGGCCACCACAACATGGAATGGGCCAACCTGATGCTGCGCGTAGGCCTGACCCCGACCGATGGCACAGGCAAGATGACGGGCCGCAAGGTTACGCACATAATCGACGAAGGCGGGCCGTTTGATGTGGCTTTCGAGGGTCTTGGGCCAAATTTCGACATCCCCTACTTCACCCAGCCCCGTGGCAAGGCCGATGGCAAGAAAAAAGACCTGTCGAAGGTCAAGCATGAGTGTGGCTGCGGCAATAAGGCGTGGGCTAAGATGGGGTCGCGCCTGATCTGCGGCGATTGCGGCGGCGATATGGTCGGGGAGGTTTGAGATGAAAAAAGATTGTAACCTTGTTTTGGTTGGTCACGCTCACGTCAACGATGACCAAATGGCAAAAGATTGTATAACCTTGATGCGCTGTTCTCATGGTATCAATCTTGATCAAACCACAGAAAAGCTTGATGGAACAATCATTGAAAGCGATATTGTGATTTACACTGAGGATCAGGCTCGTGATCTGATTTATGGGATAAAAGCAATTGCAGCATCATATGGGTGGAAGCTATGACCCGTATCGCACAGGCCAGAATGGTAAAGTCTGAAATCCTGACCGCGATGGATGCAAATACCCGCATCACCGAAAGAGACAGGATCATCATCAGGCGCGTCCTTAGTGGTGAATCGTACAAATCTGTCGCGGCAGACTTTGACATTTGCGGTGAAAGGGTCCGAGAAATTTGCTTCTGCGCTTTCAGAAAAAGACTTGGGTTTAAATTATGATCCCCGCCGATCTGGCCTCGTTCATGCGGTGGATCGGGCTGTTGGAAGTGGTAGCCCAGCCCCGTGCCCCGATCAACTGGGGCGGCGTGTGGTTTAAGGATTGTGAACCGCCCTTTTGATGCTATGGTGTAGGCCTCTCTGTTGATGACTGCCTGCCTTGCCCCTGCCGGAAACGGTGGGGGCCTTTTTATTAAAAATAGGTGTTGACGGGGTGTTTCGTACGATGTACTGATCAAGAACGGAAACCAACCAACCACCGAAGACTGAAAATGTATGACGTTTATGGCGTGACCTGCTACAGCTACGAAGAGGCCTGCATGGTCGCTGGCATTGAGACCCCCGCCCAACTGGCAGCCGAAGACGCATGGTACGCCATGCGGGCCGAGGTCGAAAGCTTGACCCGTCCGGTCGAGGTCCAGTGGTGCAACTGCGCCAAGCAAGCCCGCAAGGATGCCTACATCAACGACGATTTTATCCCCTTCTGACCCCCAACCACATGGAGATTAAAATGACCTGCACCCTACCCACTGGCTACGCGAACCTGATCGGCTACACTGATGTCCAACCCTTCGAAATCCTGTCGGTCAGCAAGTCTGGCAAGCAGATCGTCATCCGCGAGATGGACGTGCAACGCGATCCGGCGTGGGTGCCAAACTTCGTTGCTGGCGGCTTCACTGCCAACTGTGCCAACCAAGAGGACCAACGGTGGTTCATCGTGGCCAGCGAAACCAACCCCGCAATCAAAGCCTACAAGCGCGCTGATGGTTACTTCTGGTCGGCCTACGGCAAGCACCGTGTCGCCCGCGAGCCGCGCAAATTCTACGACTACAACTTCTAAGATCGGGGGCTTCGGCCCCCATCTATCTTTTCTGCGTGGTGTGATCTATATTGTGTGCATCCTATCTATGAAAGGCCCACATAATGACTTTAGGCAGACCCAAAATACCGTTCGATCAAGACATTGCTGATCGGATTTGTGAGGCCATTGCTAGCGGCAGTGGTCTTGTGCCGTTCCTTGAAGAAAATAAAGAACTGCCCAGATACAGCACCGTGATGCGTTGGGCGCGGGAATTCCCGAATTTTCTGGAAGAATACACACGCGCGCGAGACGACAGCGCCGACCTTGATGCTGACCGCGTTGCGGAAGTGGCGCAGGCTGTGCGGGACGGCAAGATCGCCCCTGACGCGGCCCGTGTGGCCATTGATGCGTACAAGTGGTCGGCAGGCAAGCGCAAGCCCAAGAAATACGGCGACAAGGTCGAGATCGCTACCACTGGCACGGTGCAGGTTAGCCACACGCTGACCATTGACCACTTGTCGAGCGACGAGCTTGACGTGCTGGAAAAGGCGCTGGGCGGTGCCTGACAAGACCTATGTGATGACCGACATCCACGGTCGGCTGACAGAGCTTGAGGCCCTGTTGGCGCAGATACCCGCTGGCGCGCGGCTGGTGTTTCTGGGCGACTATGTGGACCGTGGCAGCCAGAGCCGCGAGGTGGTGGCGCTGGTGCGGGCGCTGCCTAACACCGTGTGCCTGCGTGGCAACCATGAGGACATGGTGGCGTTTCCCGACCCGCGCATGTGGCTGGACAATAGCGGGGCCTCGACGCTGCTGTCTTACAAGCACCCGCTGTCGGGCGATCTGGACCATGCCGCATTGCAGCACGACATGGACTGGTTTCGCGGCCTGCCCCGCTACCACGAGGACGCGGCGCGGGTGTATGTACACGCTGGCGTACATCCGGCCTACGACCTGATCGACCAGCCGGAGGCGTTCACGCAAATGTTTCGTTATCCCGAAGGCTACGACAGCGGCTACCGTGGCAAGATGGTGGTGCATGGCCACACGCCAAACGTCTTCCAAGGCAAGCAGCGCGTGTGCCTTGATGCAGGCCCCAAGCGCCTGTGCTGCGGGGTGTTCAACGACAACGGGCTGGTGGAGTTGCTATGGGCGTGATCACCCTGCCGCGCGGCATTGACATAGCAGCCACGCTGCGGGCCATCGAAAAGCGCAAGTGCGAGATGTCGCTGGCATCGTTTGTGAAGGCGGCGTGGCACGTTATCGAACCCGGGCAGGCCTACGTCCACGGCTGGCATATCGACTACATCTGCGCCCACCTTGAGGCGATCACTGACGGCGTCCTGAACGACGATGAAACGTACTACAACCGCCTGCTTGTCAACGTCCCCCCTGGTACGATGAAGTCGCTGCTGATCGGGGTGTTCTGGCCTGCTTGGGAGTGGGGGCCGCGCAACATGCCCAACATGCGCTACGTCTGCGCGTCGCACAGCCTTGAGCTTGCGATCCGCGACAGCCTGCGGATGCGGCGCTTGGTGTCCGACGAATGGTATCAGGGCCACTGGGGCGACCGCGTCACGATCACGGGCGATCAGAACGCCAAGGCCAAGTTCGAAACCACGGCCACGGGGTCGCGGCAGGCTTGCGCGTTCACGGGCATCACGGGCTACAGGGGCGACAGGGTGATCATTGACGACCCGCACTCTGTGGACGACGCCAACAGCGATGCCAAGCGCGAGAGTGTGGTTACCTTGTTCAAGGAAGCCGTCACCAGCCGCCTGAACAACCCTGATCGGTCGGCCATCGTGGTGGTGATGCAGCGACTGCACGAGCGTGATGTGTCCGGCGTGATCCTCGAAAACAACATGGGCTACGACCACATCATGCTGCCCATGCGCTACGACCCAAACCGCCAATGCGTCACGGCGCTGGGCTACACCGATGCGCGAGAGATCGACGGGGAGTTGCTGTTCCCTGACCGCTTCCCGTTGCACATCGTTGAGCGCGACGAATTTGCCCTTGGGCAATACGCAACCGCAGGCCAGTACGCGCAAAGCCCAGAGCCACGCGGGGGCGGCATCATCAAGGACCAGTGGTGGCAGCTATGGGACAAGAAGGAATACCCGCCCATCGAATACATCGTGGCCGCCCTCGACACCGCCTACACCACCAAGTCGGAGAACGACCCCAGTGCCATGACGATCTGGGGTGTGTTCAGCGCGTCAGCGGATCAGGCGTCAACGCGCATGGTGGATCGGTACGGGCGGCCCATTGAGAGCGCCACCAGTAGCCAGTCCGAGGCCTTGGGGGCGACCGCCAAGGTGATGATGATGTACGCATGGCAGGACCGCTTGGAGATCGGCAACCTTGTCAAGAAGGTGGAAGAGCTTTGCGTCAAGATGAAGGTCGACCTGCTGCTGATCGAAAACAAGGCAGCGGGGCACAGTGTGGCGCAAGAACTGCGGCGGGTGTTTAACAGCTCCAAGTTCGGGGTCCAGATGTACGACCCCAAGACGCTCGACAAGGTGGCGCGGCTGTACTCCATCCAGCACCTGTTCAGTGAGCAAATGATCTTTGCGCCCAATAAAGACTGGGCCGAAATGGTTATCCGGCAGACCTCGTCCTTTCCTCGTGGGGCGCACGATGATCTTGTCGATACAGTGAGCATGGGGTTGAAGCACTTGCGGGATGTTGGTATGCTCACACGGGCACCGGAGCGGATGGCGGAGATCGAAGACAGCAAGGTCTTCCACGGCAACCACAACGAGCCTTTGTACAACGCCTGATGGGGGGATCACGGCATGGATAAGAACGACCATATTGATGAACTGGCGCGAAAGCTTGCTAATTTTGCCACCGACTACGCCGAGGCTAAGGGCCTAAGCAACGGTGACGTTATGAACGCGTTGGGCCGCTTATATGTAACCTTTGGGTTTACGATTAAAACGGACAAGATCAGCAACGAAGAACTGGGCGAAACCTTGGTGGAATTTGTTGATGCCAATTGCAAGCTCATGGTGGAGGCGCTGCGTCATGCAGAAAAAGCTTAAAGCAGTGGTAGACGATCTGGGCGATGGCACCTACCGCGTGGGCGTCACCGATTGGGACACGGGCGATGAGGAAATCATCGTGCTAAAAGCAGACACCGAAAAGGATGCGGCCTTCGCGGCCATGGAGCAAGTCAATGACAGATGACGTGAAGATGATCGCTGAGACGCTTGCCACCTACATGGGCCAGATGGTCAACGAGGACCAGATGTCACCGCCGGACGTGCTGCTTGGTGGCCTGCGGGCTAGCATCGCGTTCTGGGGCGGCTGTGTTCCTGAGGGCAAGCGCGTTGAGGCGCTGGGCATCCTTAAGCAGGCGATGAACGAGGAAGTTGACCACTTGATCCGTGGCATGGCCAATGGCATGGTGCCTGCGTGAAGATTGTGTACGGCAACCCCAAGACTGTCATGGCTATTGGCATGGCGGTGCTGGGGGAGACACCGACGCCGTTCATTGGTTTTGTGGACAAGGACAAGGTGGAGAACGACCCCTTCTTTGCAACGGGGCCTGATTCGACCGCCATGATAAACAAGATTGACGCCATTGGTGGCGTCATCATCTACATTGAAAACCCTGACGCCGCCGAGCGCCTCAACACGCAAATAGCACAATTGTTTGCTAGCGCCGTTGAGGGCGACTGGGGCGACGTTGAACAAGTGGAGGTTGGACTACAATGATTCTAAACCCGTGGAAAGAGATCGAGCGGCTGCGTGAAGAACTGAACATGGTCAAATACCATCTTGGCCTTTCTAACATGGAAGAGAACACCTTGCGCGACTTTTTGGTGTTGGCTGACCAACGCCTTCAGGCCGTGCGCGATGTCCTTGACAAGATCGGCCTTGAAGAAAAGCCCACCAGCAACGCCACGGTCAAACGCATGGCCCAAATGGCGCGGGAGGCGTGGCGATAATGCACCACATCATCTTTTTGGGAGTAGGAATATGGTTCATCTGTCTGGCGTTTCAAAAATGATCAAACACCTCATCTTGGCGCTGTCCATCTTGCTGCCCACAGCCGCAGCCGCAGAGTTTGCAAAATGCACGGGCCAGTACGCCCTGTGTGACGCCAGCACCTGCACCCCTACGGGCAAGACGATCACCACGACCAGCGGGGCAACCTACCCCGAAGTGATCTGCCGCTGCCCGATTTTGCACGGCTCCGCCATTGCCGACCTGTCGGCTGGCAACATGACGGGATCGTGCGATGCGTCTGGCCCCAACCATGTGTGGAGTTTGTATGCGCCGCGCATGCATTTTCGCCAAGAGTGGCAGGACTTCTCGCGCCTGCCGCAGAACAAGAATGCCAAAATACAGGTCTGCGGTGCCGATCTGATGCAAGGGGCAAACTCTGCCAACTGCTTTAGCTTTGACTGCGAGAAGGGCAAGGATGGCATTGCGATCTGCCATTGCCCGATGGGTCAGGTGCCAGCCGACACGGCGTTTGTTACGCTGGCAGGGCAGGGCGATCCTGCCGCCTGTTCGCAGCATCCTGTTAGCCTGCCTTTGACCAAGCCGTGAACCTCAATGGCTAACTGGATCGACACCATGCTGAAAGAGACGGACATGGATTTGCGCGAAGCCGTTGCGGCGATGGGGTCTGAGCTGTCTTGGAAAAACTCTGACCTTATCCGTGCCAATAAGAAGATCGCACGGGTTCAGGCCCTCATGGAACAGTACCGCAACGAGAAGCGGTTTGACGTAGCAGATGCAATCAGGGAGGCTTTAAATGGCAACGTATGACATGGAAACGGAGCGCATGAAGAAAGCGATCCAAGACATCATTGACGATAGCAAAAACCGTGAAATGCAAGATCGCCAAGACGAATTGCACGGCGATCCGGCGGATCACGTCTGGGTGGATGAACCGTCATGCCCCACCTGCAAGGACGGCGTGTGCCAGTGCGGGCCGGACGAAGACGACTGGCTGGATGACGTTGATGAAGACACCGAACATCATTTGGTCTACGCCAAGGAAGAGTACCGCAGCCTGTTTCTAGTGCTTAATGACGCGCTTGAGCAGGCCCAATCCGGCAAGGGTGAAGAGCGCCACGGCAACGGCCTGTTGTTCACGGAGCAACCCGCCCTGACCATCACCCGCGCCGTGGGGCTGGGCTTCCCGCTGGGGCAGGCCATGAAGAAGATACAGGAAAGCCAGCGCATGGACACCGATGCAGCCAAGCGCGAACTGCTTGGGGCGATTAACTACTTGGCGGCTGCGGTGCTGTTTCTCAACGAGTGATGACAAGGGTGGCCGTGCCTGATACAATGGCGCGGCCATTACCTTGAAGGGACCACACATATGTCTGGCTTGAACCCCAACATCCGCATCCTTGGCGACAGCCAGCCCGACGAAATGGGGGACATGGATGTAACGATTGAACAGGACGGCGACGATCAGGTTGACATCCCAGAGATGGACGAGAACGGCGCGATTCTAAAGATCGACCACGGCGATGGGTCCATCACGTTGTCACTGGACGGCAAGCCCATTGAGGATGCCGAAGACGTTGAGGGCCAGCCCGAAGGGTGGTTTGACAACCTGTCTGACAAGATTGAAAAAACCGAATTGGCGCGGATCGCGGAAGACCTCCTGCGTGGTGTTTCTGACGACCTCGAAAGCCGCAGCGAGTGGATCGACGACCGCGCGCAGGGCATTAAGCTTTTGGGCCTCAAGATTGAAGTGCCAGGGTTGCAGGGCACGGGCGATGGCGCACCGATTGAGGGCATGTCCAAGGTTCGGCACCCGCTCTTGCAGGAGGCCGTGTTGCGGTTTCAGGCCAATGCAAGGTCAGAGTTGCTGCCCACCGATGGCCCCGTCAAGATCAGGGACGATGCCAATGGTACAACCATTGAGCGCGACAACATTGCCAATGCGTTTGAGAAGGACATGAACCACTTCCTGACCAGCACGGCCCGCGAATACTACCCCGACACCGATAGGATGTTGCTGCTGTTGGGCTTTGGCGGCACGTCGTTCAAAAAAGTGTTCTTCTGCCCGCTCCGCAACCGCCCTGCCAGCGACAGCGTGGATGCCGACAACTTGATTGTCAACAACAGCGCGACTGACCTGTCCACGGCTATGCGGATTACGCACCGCGTGATGCTCAAGCCGTCCACGGTCAAGCGCCTGCAAATCCTTGGGGTGTACCGCGACATTGACTTGTCCACGCCAATGCAGGTTACGCCGGACGCTGCCGCCGAGGCCAAGGCGTCACAGCAGGGCGTCACCACCACGTCCGCCAACCCCGATGACCGTGACCGCGAGATTTACGAAATCTATTGCGAATTGGACATCAAGAAGTTTGAACACAAGTTCAAGGGCAAGATCACTGGACTGGAAATCCCGTACCGCGTGACCATTGACGTGTCGTCGCGTGAAATCTTGTCCATCACCCGCAATTACGACCAGCCGGACGCGGGGATGCTGCCCGAAGCGCGCACCACGTTCGTCAAATACACGTTTGTGCCTGGGCTTGGTTTCTACGACATTGGCTTGCTGCACATCCTTGGCAACACCACCAATGCGATTACTGCCGCGTGGCGCGAGTTGCTGGACGCTGGCATGTACGCCAACTTCCCTGGGTTCCTGATCAGCGATGTCGGCGCGCGCCAGAACACCAACATCTTCCGCGTCCCGCCAGGGGGCGGCGCACAGGTCAAGACTGGGGGCCAGAAGATCAGCGATGCGATCATGCCGTTGCCCTACAAGGAGCCGTCCGGCGCGCTGATGTCGCTAGTGCAAGACATGAGCGAGACGGGAATGCGCGTGGGGGGCACTTCGGAGTTGCAGGTGGGCGAAGGCCGTTCTGACGCCCCCGTTGGCACCACGCTGGCCATGATTGAACAGGCCACCAAGGTGCTGAACGCGGTTCACAAACGGATGCACAGTTCGCAGGCCGAAGAGTTTACGCTGTTGGTGCAGTGCTTCCGTGAGCATCCCGAAAGCTTTTGGGAGCGTAACCGCAAGCCCACCATTGCATGGAACGAGCAGTTGTTCTTGCAGGCCCTGACCGATGTGGAACTGGTCCCACAGGCCGATCCCAACACGTCTTCGCACAGCCAGCGCATTATGAAGATCATGGCCCTGAAACAACTTGTGGCTGCAAACCCGCAAATGTACGACACGGTTGCCGTTGATAAGGCAGCCCTGCGCGCCATTGGCTGGTCCAACCCTGAGCAGTTCATGCTGCCCGACGATCAAATGAACCAGCCTGATCCGGCAGAAGAGCAAGCCAAGGCAGAATTGCAAATCAACAAGCAGAAAGCTGACGCTGACACCATGCGCGGACAGGCCGCCATGATCAAAGCACAACAGCCTGCGGCGGCACCTGCGACTGGGGTTTCTGGGCCGAACCCGCAGGAACTCCAAATCAAAATGATGGCAGAGCAGAACAAAGCCAAGCAGATGGAAATCTCTGCCCAGCGCGATCAGATGAACGATCAGAACCGCGATCTGGCGCGTGATGCTGACATGCAAATGGAACAGATGCGCCTGCAACGCGAAGACATGAACGATCAGGCGCGGATGCAGCACGAGATGGCGCTTGAGCAAGCCCAGATGCAGCGCGAACAAATGGACGACCAAGCGCGTATGCAGCACGACATGGCGTTGGAGCAAATGCGTTTGGACCGTCAGGAAATGGCAGACCGGACGCGGATGCGCCACGAGGATGACCTGTCGCGGCGTCAGCAGGTTCAAGATTCGATCAAGCTTGCCATGCAGGTTCAAAGCCAACAAGCAATTGCGCGTATGCCAAAAGGTAAGAAGTGATGGACAAGGACAAGGCGATCCGGTCAGCCAAGCTGACAGCGGCTGGTATGCTTGACAAAGCCCGCGCCCGCACTGCTGTGAACCGCGCTGGTGGCCAGATCGCCCCGTCCAAATACCTGCCCAACGTCCCCCGTCAGGTCCATGCTGATGGTGGCAAGGTTGATTTTGTAAAGGACAACCCTGGCGGGGATTGGCTTGAAAGCAAGCAAAGTCACGCATTTGAGTACCCCCGAATGAAGGGGATTGCTGGGGCGATAACGGGGTGGATGGGTGGAAAATCAGACCTGTTCCTGCCGACCCACGTCTTGAAATCCATTGAACCGCTTAACAATGAAAAAAGGGTTGCGGGCGAGCCACGGTTTGACGATCTGATGTCGTCGGTCAGCAAAGAGGGTTTTGATCCCCACCAGAAGGGCAATAAGGTTGTGGTGGCGGTAAACCATCGCGGCAAGCCTTTCATCCTTGAGGGCAACACACGGGTGGCTGTTGCCCACGCAATGGGCGTTCCAAGCGTGAAGGCGGAAGTTCGCTATTGGAATGGTGCAGAAGAAGCCGATGGCCCCATGCATCCAGACAAAGTTTCGGCTATGGCATCCAGCGACCCCGACATCACCAAGGCTGGTGGTGGTACGGTTGACAATGATGACGAGGATGGCATCACCGCCTACCACGGCAGCCCGCATGATTTTGACCAGTTTGACATCAGCAAGCTTGGCACGGGCGAGGGCAACCAATCCTATGGGCATGGGCTGTATTTTGCTGGGAATGAGGCGGTGGCAAAAGGCTACCGAAATTCGTTGTCTGACACGCTTATTCATCCAGAAGGCACCCCTGATTTGGAGAAGCGCGCAGGTCAAATGGCACTGGTATTCAGCGACAATACGCCGGAAGGTGCTGTCAAGTGGCTCAGTAAGTTTAAGAACGGCGCAACCCACACAAGCCCAAATATGACGCCAGAATTAGTTGAGGCGGTATCCAAAAAGTTTTCCAGCGGTGATTTCCGCCCAGGCGGCCACATGTACAAAGTTAAGCTGAACGTTAAACCCGAAGAACTGCTGGACTGGGACAAGCCGCTATCGGAGCAACATCCAAACATTCAGCGCATCGCCAGAGAAGCTGACATCAACAAAGCTATTGGCCCCACCCGTGGCGTCTTGCAAGCGTGGCGTGAAGGTCGTGACGTTGGCGTGGAAGCTACTGGTCGTGATCTTCATCAAGCTCTTTCTAATTATGGCGAAAACGGCAAGCAAGCTTCTGATTATCTTCAGTCCCAAGGTCTAAAGGGCATCCGCTACCTTGATGCTGGATCGCGCAACGACACTGACGGCGACCCCACGCACAACTACGTCATGTTCCACCACGACCCCGTGCAGGTAACGGACAAGTACGAGTATGGTGGCATGGTTAGCAAACAAGAAGGTGGCGAAGTGGGCGACAACGTGGTCAATCTAGGCTTTCGTCGTACAATGAATGCAGCAATGTCGGACGCGCCGCCACAGCATGTCCAAGACACGCTCACCAAAATGTCCGACCGCCACGAAGCGTCCCGTCAAGCTTATATGGCTGCCAAGGCCGATGGCGTATTTGACGCCCTGCCGTTTGGAGACAAATATCGCTATTTGCCAACGCCAAATTCCACGCCGATGGAAGTGGTCGGCCACCGCATGTTGCACGTCAGCGGTTGGGGCAGCAAGGAACCGCCAAAGCTTGTCTATCAGGATCATTACCCTGTAGTTGACATGGAACCAGTTGGTCAGCCCGCCTACACAAGACCGTACCCAGTTGAACTTTTGCTGGGCAATCCTGACAAATACCAGCACATTTCCGGCAAGCCGCGTCTGGTTAAACGCAAAGGTGGTTCGGTTGACAACGCCCTTGCCCTAACACGCCGCTTCACCAAGGACGGCAAAGGTGCTACGGTGGCGTTGAAATCCAAGGGGAAGTGATATGGCGGATACTGTAAAGCGCGCACTTGATCTGGTGTCGCAGTACCAAGACCCCTCCAGCAAGAAGATGCAGGGCTTTAATTGGCGTCCGTTAAAAGATGTCAGAGAAGACCTTGAAGGGCTGAAAGAAATACCAAGCCACGTTGAAGACTTTGGCGCTTACATGGATGACATGGCGCGCAAGGCTGCCACCAAGGGGCTTGAGCCGCGCGACCTGATTAAAGCTTACGCCATTACGCGATCTAGCATTCAGCGGCGCTCCCAGACCGCAGATAAGCTTCGCGCGTCAGGTCTTTACTTGCCCCCAAGTGTCACTGGAAGCATTCGGCCCGAAGGCGCAATGGCCGAATGGTTGAAATCCCCAATGGGACAGCGGTATTTGGACTCCGCCGAAGTTGGAAAAGTTGATCAGGAAGCCGTAGATCACGCCCAAAAGGTAATGAAACCATTTGGATTACAGGCCGAAGCCGATGCCTTGCCGTGGGCGGCTTTAAATTTGCACGACAAGCACAAGACCGTGTCGGATATGGTGAAACGTGCCGTGTCAGATGATAGCCCAGTTGCGGAATGGCGTGCTTTTGGCAAGAATTTGCGCGGTATTGGCACTGCTAAGGCTGGATTTGTCGCATCAATGGTTGGCCGTGGCGATCAGCCGACGCTGGATGCGCGCCAAGTGGTGCTGCAAACGGGTATGCCGACATCGGCAGCCAAGTCACCAATGCGGCGCGCTGGTTTTGAGGCCGTTGATCGCCTTGCGGCCCGCCAAACTGCGTTAAACCCCAAGATGGACCCCGCTTTGGAGCCATTTCGCCAGCATTTGACCCACCATGCCATATGGGACAAGGCCGGAAACGAAAAAACAACCCACAGTGACGTGATTGATGCCATGCGGAACGCCAAAGATGGCGGTCGGATTGGAAAGCAGTTTGGGGGGAAGCTAGGTGGTGACGAAAACTTTGGGAAAGTCATTGAAAACTTAAAGAACCACCCGCTTGGCGCACAGCTTTTGAAGGTCATTGGCGTTGACGCAAAGTTCAGCGATGAGCAGGCCCAAAAGTACCTTCAGGCAATGGAAAGCCGCAAAACGCGGATTGTTGATCCCAGTGAAATTTGGAAGATCAACGACCCGATGGAACGCGCACGTCAGATTGCCATCCTGAACTCCAATAAAGTTGATGTATCAACCAACAAGCCAGTTCGTGGGGGGTATTACAAAATCAATCAGGACGTTGCGCCGCGAGATGTTCAGTCTGCTATTTCGCCAATCCCTGGCGTTACCACGGTGCCACGGAAGAAAATGAGTTGGGAAGATGCCCTCACCCCTATGGCTGGCGGCACCCTGATAGGACTTGGTGGTGATCGTTCTAGGCTTGGACGCCTGACGCACATTCAAAACAAGAAGCTTGAATGGCCAGTGGACCTCCACGCTGGTGCTGACTACATGCTTGAGCCAAACCAAGGCAGGATATGGGCAAACGCTCCGGCCCATGCCAAAAGCCTTGCCAAGATGATTGGCAAAGCTGCTGAAAAGGGACCACTGGTTGGGGCATTTCAACCTATGGGTCCGCAATCTGTTTCGTCGTCCCACAACATGGTTGATGCGCTTCTGGCCCAAATCAAATCGGCAAACATTGATCCCAAAGACGCGCAGGCATTTGACGAAGCATTGAAGCGCGGGGAACATGCCCCAACCAAAGGGAAACGTGCTGCATTTGCCAAGGCTATGGAAAACTGGCCTGGCATTATGAACTCCAAGGCTGCTTCTGATTTCATGCGCCCAGAAACAGGTTTTGCCGGAACGCATCGTGCTGGCTTTACCAGAATGATGGATACTGCCAAATGGCGGGTTCGTGGGTTCCCTCAAGTTGGGGTAACAAGAGCCGCGATTACTGAGCCTGAATTGCTTGATGCTAACAACGCCATGGTTGGTCACCGCCTTGTGACGCTGGACCCTGATCAGTTGATGAAGGGGGCCTTGTCTGGCGCTTTGGGCAAGCACTCCACTTATCAAGCGGATACCAAGGGCGAATACTATGGTGATGTTCCGCTAATCCCACGGCGCGCGGCTTTCTCAGATTACGCAACTGCCCTGACTGGAAAAGAGATCAAGGGAAACTTGCCAGTTCACTCATTGAGCGAAGAGCCACTAGGCCGTTCTACTGATCGCAAAATGTATGAGGAGCAAAAGCCATGGGGCCAAATTAACCAAGGTATGCTTGACAGTACAGCTTTAGCCGAACAGAACATCGGGAAAATTGGCCACAAGCGTGGCGGCAGGGCCGGAAACATCGAACGTGCATTATCCCTCACTTCGTTGTATGCTCTTGGTCACGACCGGGACGCCGGATAACCTCAGAGGATCACACCATGGATTTCAAGGCGCTGCGCGCAGCAAAAAACAAGAAGGCCCAGAGCATGATTGAAAGCTCTGGGGGCAAAGTGGACAGCTCCACTTTCACTCCCGCAGAAAAGCTAAACGCAGATGCCAAGACGGGTATGCGCCCGATCTCCCGCCGCGCGTTTAAGGCTGGCGGTACGGTTGAAGGCGTAACGGCCAAGAGCAACCTATCCCGCACCCCGCGCATGAATGGCGGCAAGATTGGTCTGGCCAACACCGACCAAAAGACTGCCAACGAAGAGCGCGATGGCGTCAAGCACGTTGGTGGCTTCAAAAAGGGCGGCATGGTCAAGAAGGCTGGTGGCGGTGGTGCTGACAGCGGCCAAATGGCAATGAAGGAAGAAGATCACGCCAAGTGGCGCAAGATGTTCCCCGATTTGGCTGCCGAAGAGGATGCAGAAAAAAAATCAATGCGCCCCAAGAAGCGCCCGTCTTCTCTTGAAATTTATGAAGGCGTTGGCGATTCTGAGCAAGACGGCGTTCCGTCTGAAGCTGACTTCCAAATGCGCCCGCCAAAGCGTCCCGCTGGCTTGAAAAAAGGTGGGGTAACGACCGACGGCATTGAGGGAAACATGAACGTTTTTCAGATGAAGCGTTCCGCAAATGCGCGTGGGTTTGACCAAAAACAGCTTAATAACGCTAAAAGTGCAACACAGGATAAAATTGCTGCCAAGGACTTTGCCAAGCACAAGGCTATCCACAATCTAATACAAACCGCAGATCAGGGCCGCATTTTGGACATGATTGCTAAAGAAAAAGCAAGTGCGGCTTTAGATGCAGCCGCCGCTGCTGGGGACAAGCGCCTAAAAGGTCGGGTTGGTCCTGCACCTATTCCAAAAGCCCCGCGCATGGGTCATCATCCTGCCCCAAATGGCGCAGGTAGTTGGCTTGACCGCGATAGCTCAACTGGGAATAGTAACTACAGCGGCTACAAAAAAGGTGGCAAGGCTGAGAAGTTTGAGGGTTCCGCCAAGGACCAGATGCAAGACAAGAAGCTTGCTGACAAGCGCAAGATGACGATGGCCGAGTGGGAAGCTTCCAAGGCTGACGACAAGCACGACAAGCAACAGTCGATGAAGAACCTGAACAAGGGTGGCCGCATCGGCAAGGCAGGTGGTGGTGCATTTGGGCAAATGCCGATGGACACAATACGCGGCCTTTATGCACAACCGCAAATGGGTGGCGGTCAGCAGATGCCTATGCAAACGCAGACGAACACAAATCAAATGAGTGGCGGCCAACAACCGTCACCGCAATTTTTACAACAAATGCAGCAAGATATGGCGCGGCAACTAGCCCAACAAGACCAACGTGCCCAACAAGGCATGGGTCTACCGCAACAAGGCATGGGTGGCGGTCAGCAGATGCCGGATTTACAACGTATCCAACAAGCCCAACAACGTGCCCAACAACGTGTCCAACAAGGTATGTCTGGCGGTCAAGGTCCAATGGACGCCCCAATGGGCGGTGGCCAACGAGGCATGTTTGGCGGTCAACCAATGCCAATGGGTGGTCCTCAAGGTGGTGGTCGAAAAGGTATGTTTGGCGGCCAAGGCCCAATGGGCGGCAAAACAGACATGACGGGCGGCGCTCCAATGATCCCGGGCGTGATGTACAATAAGGGTATGCCCCAACAAGCGCGCCCCATGGGTATGCCCCAACAGGCACAGCCTATGGGAACCCCTACGTCTAAACCAGGGTTTACGGGGCAAGCCCTAGCTGCCAGCAATGCTAAAAAGGCTGGCGGTTTTAAGGCAGGGGGCAAGGTTGAAGAGGCGCATGAGAAGGGCTGCATGTGCAAAGCTTGCGGCGGTTCGGCTGGCTACAAGAGTGGCGGTGGCCGCATGGGCCGTGCAACTGGTGGCCGTACCAAGGGCACCACAAACATCAGCATCAACGTCATGCCGCATAATGCCAACAAGCCAGAGAACGGCATTGAATCGCAAATGCCGCCGATGATGCCACCCGTTGGTGGTCCGCCCCCAATGGCACCTCCGCCCCCTCCAATGGGTGGTGGCGTTCCCCCTGGCCTTGGTGACGCAATGGCTGGTGCCGCTGGCCTGCCCCCCGCAGGAGGCCCTGAGCCTATGATGGGACGGAAGTCTGGTGGTAAGGTTTACCCCAAAATGCAGTTTGGGGCTGGCTCCGGTAAGGGCCGCCTTGAAAAAGTTGATAAGTATGGTAAGAACGCATAAGGCGCGCCCTCCCTGCGCCTAATCGTGGCCTCCGGCGTATCCTAGTGCGTCGGGGGCTACACCAATGATGAGTGATTAGAATGATCCAGACGGCAAGCAGCGTTTTCGAACGCGAGCTTCGTAGGCTGATAAGCGAAGAACGACATCACATTGCCACCAACATTGTTGGGGGGCATTCAATCACGACCATAGAACAATACCGCGAGGCGGTCGGTAGGATCGCCGCGTTGGATATGGTCATCGAACTGTGCGACGATGCACAGACAGTCGTCAACAAAACCCTCTGAAGGATTAACCATGCCGCATATGCCCATGTTGCACGAACAAGACCCAAAACAAACCATCCTAGATGCACTTGGAGACATTTCTAATATAGAACTGTTCCACAATCAAGTGCTTTTAGCCACTTATTTACGCCCAACTAAAACAAAAAGCGGCTTGATCCTGACGGATAGCCACGTTGACGAAGACAAGTACCAATCAAAGGTAGGTCTTCTGGTCAAGCGCGGCCCCAAGGCGTTTGAACAAGACGGCACATGGTTTGAAAGCATGGAGTTCAAAGAACATGATTGGCTGATCTTTCGCCCGTCCGAAGGGTGGTCAATCACCGTGAATAACGTCCTGTGCCGTATCTTTGACGACATTTACATCAAGGGTCGGGTCCAAGACCCCGATTCCGTGTACTGAAGGGAAAAAAGATGGAAAACGAAGAAGACATCACTCTTGTACTGCCCGTAGAGGAAACGGAAGCGTCTCAAGATGACGAACCCGCGTATATTACCGACCTCAAGCGACAACTGGACGCGGAACGGTCGGCAAGAATACACGCCGAACGCCAAGTGCATGAGGCTGCCGTTGTTGTTCACCGCTCACGCAACGAAGTGGACGAGACAAACTTCCAACTGGTGGTAAATGCCATCGACACGGTCAATCGGGACATTGAACTCCTTAGCCAAGCGCACACTTACGCCTTGCAGAATGGTGATTTTGACCGCGCGACCAAGATTCAACGGGAAATGTCGTCCCACGAAGCCAAATTGCTTCAGTTAAACAACGGTCGGCAGGCAATGGAAAGCGCACCGCGCGAACCGGAGCCGCAACTACCTCCGGCTGACCCCGTGGAGGCGTTTGCATCGCAATTGTCGCCGCGCAGTGCAGACTGGGTGCGCCGTCACCCTGAATTTGTGCGTGATGCGCGCCTGAATGCCAAAATGCTTGCCGCCCACAACCTTGCGGTTGCAGATGGTATCCCCACTGACAGCGATGATTACTTCTCGGCAATTGAGGACACACTGAAAATTGGGTCGCGCAACGTTCAAAGCGACACCAATGATCAGTACGCAGCAAAGGTGGTACAAAGGCGAGATGCGGCACCAGCGGCTGCGCCTTCTAATCGCGGGGATCAGTCTAGAAGCTCCAACGTGGTACGTCTTTCTGCCGCCGAACGAGAAATGGCAGAGATGATGGGAATGAAACCAGAGGATTATGCCAAGAACAAGTGGCCCTCAAAAAGGAAGGGAAAATTCAATGACACTTCGCCCCGAAATGCGCCCCGCCCCCCCCCGCAGAGGAAAGCCCGCGCGAACGCGCCGACCGCCGGACAGCGGAACTAAATAGACACGCCGCTGATCTAAACGACACTGGCACCGACGAATATTACATTGAACTGGGCATAATCCCAGACGGATGGTCCTACGAATGGAAAACCCGCACGATCCTCGGCGCTGAAGACCCCGCCCACCAAGTGGCGCTGGCCCGTAAGGGCTGGGAAAGCGTTCCCGCGTCACGTCACCCCGAACTGATGCCAATGGGATACAAGGGCGGGGAAATCACCCGCAAGGGCATGGTGCTGATGGAGCGTCCGCTGGAAATCACCCAAGATGCCCGCAACGCGGAACTTCGCAAGGCGCGTATGCAGATGCGTGACAAGGAAGCTCAGTTGTCTCAGCCGTCCAGAAATGGCGAGTTTGAGCGCACCAACAAGGGCGACCCACTGGTCAAGATCAGCAAGAAGTACGAGGCGATCCCGATCCCCGAATGATTAAGCCCATCACCATCTACAAATACATAGAGCGTCTCCGTAAGGTCATCAGATCAGAGGGGACGCCCGCCGTCCAAGAAGCTTGGGACAAACTGGAACCTCATGTGTCGGTGTTCATGCCAGTTGTTGACACAACCCCACGCAAAGAGTAGAAAAGCTGCACTCCTGACGTTTGATCCTTTTCTTTGATCCGTTTTGAGGAGCTTCGTGGTTGGGGCTTTCCTTAGAGGAATGACAGGCCGGAAAGACGGCCAATCAACCACCCGCTAGACAAGCACACAAAATCATGTATATTGTAACCTTATCTCCCCTCGGTGTGGGAGATTGCACAATTCCCCGGTTCTAGACTCGCCTCGGTGCGCGATGAATGGACCTCCTGAAAAGGAGATTTCCGACATGGCGAACACCTTTGCGCCAAACGGTTTTGCCCAGTACTCTGGTGCTGGTTCTTCGCCGACTTATGAGCAGACGATGGCTGCCATTGTGTCGAGCAATACGACCCCAATCTTCTTGAATGATCCGGTCATGCAGGCCTACAACGCCACTGGCGTGGGCACTGGCTATATCACTCAGGCAACTGGCCCCGTCACCCTGACCGTGTCTGCAACTGGTATCGCCACTGTCGCCACTGGCGCGATGACGATCACCTACACGGCAATCTCGTCCAGCACCGCCAACATCCCGACTTTTGCCTCAACCACTTACGCGCCCCCCGTGGGCGGTGTTGTGGTTATAAGCAACGCTACTGGCGTCCCGAACGGTGTGTTCACAATCATCTCGGCAACCGCCACGACTGTTGTGGTTCAAAGCACTGGCGTTGCCGCTGCAACTTCGGCAACCTCGACCCCCGTGGTTACCGTGTACACCCCTGTCGCTGGCGTGTTTGCTGGCTGCAAGTACCTGTCCACCGCTCAGAAGCGCACCGTCTGGTCGAACTACTGGCCTGGTTCGGACACTTCAAACGATGTGGAAGCCTATGTCATTACCGACCCGAATGCGCGCTTTATTGTGCAGACGGCAAACTCGAACACTACCGCAACGGCAGTGGGTCAAGCTCAAGTCGGCGAGAACATCGGGTTCAACTGGAACGACAGCGTCACCACCGCCGAAACCAATGGCAACACCGCCAACGGCCTCTCAACCATGTTTGCTGACCAATTCACGCTGTCCTCGGCTGGTGTGACTGGCGCAAACTCTGCGCTCCCGTTCCGCATCATCGCTCTGGCAAACTACTTGCCGGGTCAAGCCGCTCCACTTTCGGGCGTCAACGGTAACGATGCAACGTCCGGCTACAACAAGATCGTGGTCGGCTTCAACAACGCTATGCCCCGCAACTTCGCTGGCATGTAAGGAGCAATAGGAAATGGCTGTTAATCTTTCTGCGATTAAAGACCTTCTGCTCCCCGGCCTCCGTGGGATTGAGGGCAAGTACGAGATGATCCCATCTCAGTACGACAAGATGTTCACCAAGCACAATTCGAAGATGGCGCTGGAACGCACCGCTGAGATGCGCTTCTTGGGCTTCGCACAACTGAAGACCGAGGGTGGCCAAACCTCCTTCGATAACGGCGCTGGCGAACGTTACATCTACAACCAAGAACACGTCGAAATCGGTCTGGGGTACGCTATCACCCGCAAGGCCATTGACGACAACTTGTACAAAACACAGTTCCAGCCGTCAAACCTCGGCCTGATTGAAAGCTTCAACCAGACCAAGGAAATCTACGCGGCAAACATCTTCAACACCGCGACGACCTACAACTCGTCCATCGGTGGTGACGGTGTGGCACTGCTGTCGTTGAGCCACCCCATTGACGGCGGTGTGGTTGCCAACACTCCCACGATCCAAGTGGAACTGAACGAATCGACCCTGCTGAACGGCATGATCGCTATTCGTACCCAGTTCCGCGATCAGGCTGGCCTGAAGGTCTTCGCCCGTGGCCGTAAGCTGATCGTTCCTGCCGCTCTGGAACCCGTAGCCATCCGCCTGCTGAAGACGGAACTGCGCCCAGGCACGGCTGACAACGATGTCAACGCGATCATGTCCACCGCTGGCGGTCTGCCAGAGGGCTACATGGTCAACGACTTCTTCACCTCTGCATCCGCTTGGTTCCTCTTGACAAACATTGATGGTTTGTCTTATATGGAACGGGTTAAGTTTGAAACGGATATGCAAGTGGATTTTGTTACAGATAACCTGCTTGTAAAGGGTTATGAGCGTTATTCGTTCGCCTACTATAACTGGCGTTCGGTCTTCGGTTCGACACCTTCGTAAAACTAAATTGAAGGGGGCTTCGGCCCCCTTCTTTCCTTCTCTCTGGGTCTTATTGCCGCCCTGACCGCGCCCAGCGGACTTTGCACAGACAGTGCGGCTACATCGTGCAAAGGAACCCAAAATGGGTAAGACTACGTTTACAGGCCCCGTCCGTTCGGGCGACATCCTCAATACCTCCGGCACCACAATTGGCAGCAACGTCAAGAACGTTGGCTCGGTTGTCATGGTGCAGACTGTTCCAATCACTCAAGCTTTGACCGCCACCGCGTTGGGTACAACCATCGTGCTTCCGGCCAACAGCCACATCTTGAACATCCAGATGCTGGTCACCACAGTGTGGAACGGCGCTGCGACCACGTTTAGTGTTGGCACAAGCGAAACATCCACAGAGCTTGTCTCTGCCGCCGCTGGCGGTACGATTGGTTTGATCTCCCTGACACCAGGCACAGACGCTACGCGCACAGGCAACTGGGATGATACCGTCACTGGCAAGCGTATCTTTGTTCTGTCCGCAAACACTGGCACAGGCGTTGGCACCTTGACTGTCCGTTACATTCCACAGCACGATACCGTGTAATGCGTGTAGGTAATAAAAAGCCCGCCATGTCGGTCAAGACCACTGTTTCGGTGGGAAAGCCTTCTAAGACGGAAGATACCAGCGCCCACGTCACCACTGGCAGCAAGAATGTCATTGGTGGTCAGGCCGTTCATGGTATGCCATTGATGTCGGCAGCCGCTGCCAAGGTAAAGTAATAGAGGGGGGGCTTAACAGCCCCCCTCCCTTAACAGGAGACGCAGGATGACACCCGTCACGATTTCTAAAACAGGAACTGGTCGCAGCACAGTCATCGCGTCTGACAGCTTCCAGAATCCCTTCAATGTCGGTATTGTTGCGACCGTATCTGGCACAGCAACCTTCAACATTGAAATTTCAATGGACGATCCGTCCACTGGAACGCCTTCGGTTTGGGCCGTTGACGCTGGCTTCTCAGCCAAAACGGCAGCGGCCAATGGTTCCATTACGGTCCCGCACCACGCCTTGTCGATCAACGTCACATCAGGCTCTGGAACAGTTACAGCGTACATTGTACAAGCGGGCATTCGGTAATGGCGAAGACCCCAGCGTGGACCCGTAAAGCCGGGCAAGACCCAAAGGGCGGCTTAAATGCTGTTGGCCGCGCATCGGCCAAGGCGGAAGGCCACAACCTGAAGCCCCCCGCCCCAAACCCAAAGAACGACAAAGACGCTGCCCGTAAGAAATCATTTTGTGCCAGGATGAGCGGAATGCTCGGTCCTGCAAAAGATGAAAGCGGAAAACCCACCCGCAAGGCGCTGTCCTTGAGAGCATGGAAGTGTTGAGATGACCACCAGCGAAACATATGCGTTCAATCCGGCGCTGGGCGAAATTGTCCTGTACGCCTACCAGAACATCGGGGTCCGTCCGACCTCGGTGCTGCAAGAGCATATGGAAAGCGCCCGCATGGCGACGAACATGATGCTGTCGCGTTGGAGCAACCAGGGAGTAAATTTATGGGCGGTTGATCTGGTCACAGAGCCACTGATACAGGGCCAAGCCACTTACGCTGTGGATGGTAACACTGTCATGGTTCTGGACGCCTACACCACCACAACCAGCGGGCCTGACCGCGTGATCATGCCCATCTCGCGCACAGAATACGCCTCCTACCCCAACAAGACCCAGCAGGGCTTCCCTACATCGTACTGGTTTGACCGATTGGTGTCACCCACTCTGACCCTGTGGCCCGTGCCAGACGGGTCGTCGGCCACGATCCTGAAATATTACCGCGTTCGGCAGGTCCAAGATTCCAATCTCCAAAATGGCGAAAATGTTGAAATTCCCTATCGCTGGTTGGAAGCTTTTGCGGATGGTCTGACTTATCGTCTGGCTCGTATTTGGGCACCTGAGATGGCGCAACTGCTCAAGGGACAGGCAGACGAGAGTTACCAGATCGCCGCAGAGCAGGATGTGGAAGTGGTCAACACCTACATCAGCCCGATGCTTTCGGGTTATTTTAGATAATGTCATACGCATCAAAACTTGGCCGCGCCCGCATAAGTGCAAAGTCTCCAGCCGCAGCCGCTGTGTGCGACAGGTGTGGCGGGGTTTACAATCACACATCGCTGTCGTGGCAGTTTGACTGGGCTGGCGCTGCTTTGATCAACAAGCGCATTTTGGTGTGCAATCACTGCATGGACACCCCGCAGCAACAACTTCGCTCTATTGTTCTGCCCGCCGATCCGCCCGTAATTATGAACGCCCGCCCCGAATACTACATTCAGGCGGAAACGGATTACCGCATGACGCAGGGCAACACGGTCAACGCACAGACGGGCATTCCCGTGCCTGGCGGTGATTTCCGTATTACTGAGAACGACAACAACCGTGTCACGCAGCAAACTGGTTTTGCCAATGGCAGCTTGAACGAACAGCCTGGCACCGATCCAGCCGCGCAAACCGCGCCACTGGAAACTGTGGCAGATGTGCCGTATGATAACACGACAGTTCCAGAGACAGGACCGATCTGATGAGTTCTATACAAATCCCAAACCTCCCTGCGGTCATTGGATTGTCTGGGGCAGAGCTTTTTGAAGGTGTGCAGGCCGGAACCTCGGTCAAGATCAGCCTGAACCAGATCATTGCAGCCACGCACGGTGGTACGCCTGCAACGCTGCCAATCCCAGTTTCCTTGGGCGGCACGGGCTTGAACACGTTTACCATTGGCGACATCATGTACGCCTCGGCCACGCAGACGTTTTCAAAGCTTGCTGACGTTGCTTTGGGGAATGCGATTATCTCTGGTGGTGTTGACGCTGCGCCATCCTATGGCAAGATCGGCCTGACCACGCACGTTTCGGGCGTACTCCCCGTAGCCAATGGTGGCACGAACATCACGTCATATACGATTGGATCAATCCCATACGCTTCTACGGTGGGTATTCTTTCACAATTGCTTGACGTAGCAGTAGGCAACGCCATTATTTCTGGCGGCGTTGGTGTTGCGCCGTCCTACGGTAAGATCGGCCTAACAACCCATGTGTCTGGAACTTTGCCCGTTGGCAACGGCGGCACCAACATTACCTCCTACGTCATTGGTGACATCCTTTATGCCTCCGCCGCTGGCGTCCTGTCTTCCCTTGCTGACATTGCAGTAGGCAACGTCATTATTTCTGGCGGCGTGGGCGCGGCCCCATCCTACGGCAAAGTCGGCTTAACCACCCATGTGTCTGGAACTTTGCCCGTTGGCAACGGCGGCACAGGGCAGGCCAGCAACCTGACCCAGTATGGCGTTGTCTATGGCAGCACGACCACCGCAATGGCAACAAGCGCCGCTGGCACAACAACACAGGTTCTGCACGGCAACGCCGCTGGCGCACCAACATTTAGCGCCGTCAGCCTGACGGCGGACGTCTCTGGTACGCTACCCCTAGCCAATGGTGGCACTGGCACGACCAGCGCCCCAGCCGCAGCGGCGGCCCTATTGGGCTTCACCACGACCGCCACTGCGGCTGGCACCACCGTCCTGACCAACGCCAGCAGCCAGTACCAACTGTTCACTGGCGCAACCACGCAAACAATTACGTTACCCGTTACCTCTACTTTGGGAACTGGTTGGACGTTCCACATTGTCAACAACTCCACTGGAAACCTGACCGTTAACTCTTCTGGCGGCAATCTTGTGGCAACCGTAATCCCGCAGACAACCGCAATGGTCACCTGCATCGGCATCACGCTGACCACCGCCGCAGATTGGGAGTTTGGGTTCACCGACTTCGGTTCAGTCACTGGCTCGGGCGCTAACGTTTTGGGCACTGGCCCAACAATTACTTCTGGCGTCTATAGCGGCACCGTAGGGGTAACGGGAGCTACCACTGGCGCGTTCACCACCGTCACAGCTTCAACCAGCGTCCTGTCCACTGGCGCGGGCGGCATCGGGTACGCCACTGGCGCAGGCGTGGCAGTCACGCAGTTGACCAGCCGCACGACCACAACACCCACTACTGGCGCAAAGACAACTGGCGCGGTGACGCTGTTTACTGCGGTTGCTGTGGTCAACACATACTTTTCGTTTACCGTGCCAAACACTGCTATCGCCATCACGGACACGGTGGTTGTAACTGTCCGTGGCGCAACCAACACTTATGTGGCATTTGTCACCGCAATCGTTGCCGCAACGTCGTTTCAGATTACCATGGCATCGGTGGTTGGTACGGCTTCGGATACCCCAATTGTCAACTTCACTATCATCAAAGGGGTGTCGGCGTAATGCAATCTGATCCAAGTATGTTTGACATTGTCAAAGTCATTTTGCAATTTGCCGTACTGCCGTTGGCTGGCGCTATGTGGGCGCACTACTCCATGACCCAGCGGCATGAGAAAGAACTTGCCGTGGTGAAGGCTGAACACGCGCTGGTCAAGGAAAACCATGACCGCGAGTTCAAGGAGGCCAAGGAAAGCTTTAAATTAATAATGACAAAGCTTGACGAAATTCATAAGGCACTACCCCGATGAGGCCCATCAGCGAGATCATCGTCCACTGCACCGCCACCCAGCCCAAGTGGATGGAGGGGCACTCCACCCGTGACAAGGTGGCAGAGGTACGCCAGTGGCATATGCGGGACCGTGGGTGGAAAGACATCGGCTACCACTTCCTGATTGACCGTGACGGCACCCTTGCGGAGGGCCGCCCACTTGATCAGGTGGGCGCACATACGCAGGGGCACAACACTGGGACCATTGGCGTCAGCCTGTTTGGCGGCTTTGATTCTGCGGCCACTGATAAGTTCTCCGACAACTTCACGCTGGAGCAGGACAAGGCCCTACGGGCTTTGATTGACCACCTGTCCACCCTCTACAAGATCAAGAAAGTGAGTGGCCACAATGAATATGCTGCTAAAGCTTGTCCTGGGTTCGCTGTTACAAAATGGTTTGGAAAAACGTAAGGAGATGAAAATGGGATCGAATGAAGTAGGCGGCATCGTCCGCGCACTCGTATCTGCACTTGGCGGCTTCCTAGTCGGCAAGGGGCTGATAGATAATGAGACGGCCATGACCATCGGGGGGGCTATTGTCCCGCTAATTGTTGCAGTTTGGTCAGTGATTGCCAAACGTAAGGCGTGATTGGCTAAATCGCTCGGATGGTGTAATGTCATCGCAGACACAGGGGTAAAGCCATGGCAGGATTGACGTACACCACCTATAAGACCCAGATCGCCCAGATGGCGGTCGTTGCAGAAGACGACGTAAACTTCTTGGCGATCTTGCCAATGATGATTGACTACGCCAACCTTCGCATTTGCCGCGATCTGGACTTGATAAACACATCCGTTGCCCTGCATGGCGCTTCATACCAATTGACGGCGGGAAACCGTAACTTGTCGTTCTCAATGGATTTGGGCGATGGAACGTCGTTTGTAATCAGCGAACAAATCAATCTGATCGTGGATGCAACCACACCTACCGACCCAGATACAGGAACCCGCGTTCCCTTGCTGCCAACAACCAAAGAGTTTTTGGATGCAGTCTATGGTTCTGGGCTGACCGCCAACCGTGGCCAGCCTAAGTATTTCGTTCCGTTCAACGAAACGCTATTTTTGGTGGGTCCGACACCCGCCATCAATTACTATGTTGAGGTGGTGGGGACGATCCGGCCCGCTCCAATTTCTGAAACGGTGCCAACATCCTTCATCAGCCAGTACCTGTCTGACCTGTTGGTGATGGCGTCGATGATTTACATCTCGGCCTACCAGCGCAATTTTGGCAAGGAAAGTGACGACCCGCAGATGGCGATGAGTTACGAAAGCCAGTATCAACTGTTGCTGCAATCGGCTGTGGGTGAGGAAGCCCGTAAGAAGTTTGATGCTGCGGCTTGGTCATCCCAAGCTCCGGCAACCGTTGCCAGCCCAACGCGAGGCTAACACATGCCACACGCAAGCCTTAAACTGATCCCAGGCGTTGACCAAAACCGGACTGAGGCCCTTAACGAGGCCGCGATCTGGAAAAGCAATTTAATCCGGTTTGTGCAAGATCGAAACGGTAACGGCTTGCCCCAAAAGCTTGGAGGCTGGACAAAGTTTATTACAACTGCCTCTTGGGACTCGACTGTCCGTGCCTTACACGCATGGTCCGACACCAACGTTCACCGTTACCTCGGTCTTGGCGCGGACAATTCCCTATGGGCCAGCGAAAGCGGCGATCCGGCAATTGACATTTCTCCGCAGTATTACACCACAAATCCTACTGTTGACGCATCCACTACCAGTGGGAGCGCCGTAGTTACAATTACAGACGCCGGATCATACGTTTCATCGTATGATTCAATATACATCAAGACGCCAATTGCCGTTGGCGGCATTGTGCTTTCTGGGTTTTATAGTTGCACCAACCCAACGCTTAATGCAAACACCTACACCATAAACGCCACAAACATCATTGGGATTGCAACCCCTGCCACCTCTACCGTGGCAAACGGCGGCGTTGTGCCAACGTTTACATCGACAGTATCTCCGTCAACCCAGACAATTACTGTGACCTTGGCAAACCACGGTTACTCTGTTGGATCAACTTTTGCAGTTCAGGTTTCCACTGACATTGGCGGCGTCACGCTTTTTGGAAATTACATCGTCACAACAGTTCCCAGCACAAGCACTTTTACCATTGCTGCCGCCAGCGCGCCCACGTCCGCAACAACCGTTTCCATGAATGGCGGCAAAGCTCAAATCATTTATTATGTCGGCCAGCAAGCATTGCCCCCCTCTGGTTACGGATCGGGCGGGTACAACCTTGGTGGGTATGGCATTGGCAGTCCAGCCGCCCTAACTGGTAGGACGTATAGCAGCACCACGGTCAGTACGATTGGTACAATTACCACCGTCACAATCACAGGAACCGTTGTCTACGTTACGCCTGGGTCAATTGTTCAAGACACTGCAAGCCCAACAGTGAACAGCTTTACAGTCACATCCGCAGTGGCCGGACCAACGGACAGCACTTTTACTTTCACGGGCATTCCAACTGGCACCACGTTCACCGTGGTTACTTGGGGCTTCGTGATGCCCAGCACGGAAGCAAGCGACTGGTCTTTGGACAACTGGGGGGAATATCTGGTTGCGTCCCCATACAATGGGGCAATATTTTTCTGGAACCCAGCGCAAACGACAGGACATGCAACGGTCATGCCGAATGCGCCACTGGTCAATGAGGGCTGTTTTATAGCAATGCCGCAACGGCAAATCGCAGCATACGGTTCTACGTTTACTGGGTTCCAAGACCCTATGTTGGTCCGGTGGTGCGACGTTGGGGACTTTACAAAATGGGTTGGAACTGTTGTTAACCAAGCCGGATCGTTCCGCATCCCCAAAGGTTCCAAGATCGTCGGCGGCATTCAAGGGCCACAGCAAGGTCTTTTGTGGACAGACCTTGGCCTATGGTCGATGTCCTACGTTAATTTACCGTTAGTCTATTCGTTCAATGAAGTCGCATCTGGGTGTGGGCTTGTTGGACAAAAGGCAATGGGGACATTGGCTGGAACCGTTTACTGGATGAGCCAGAGCCAATTCTTCCGTCTGGGTGGCGGTGGCGTTGAGCCAATTGATTGCCCCGTCTGGGATGTGATCTTCCAAGACATTGATTCTGACTATTGGGCAAACGTTCGCTGCGCTCCAAACTCAAGGTTCGGGGAAATCACATGGTACTACCCCGTCACCGGATCGGCGGGCGTTCCAACCAAATACGTCAAGTACAACGCGCTTCTAAATCAGTGGGACTTCGGTACGCTGACCCGCACGGCATGGATTGACCAGAGCGTCTTTGGGCCGCCCATCGGCGCGGGCGAGGATTACAACATCTACCAGCACGAGACATCCAACAATGCAGATGGGAACATTATAAACTCTTCGTTCCAGACTGGATACTTCGCCCTTGAAGAGGGCAATGTGAAATCGTTTGTTGATCAGGTGTGGCCGGACATGAAGTGGGGTCTGTACGACCACGCTCAGACGGCATCCATCACAATCACATTCTACACCACGGACTACCCAGGCGATACGCCGAATGAGTATTCTTACACGGTAACGCAGGGCACCCAGTTTGTAACGCCAAGATTTCGTGCTAGACTGATGTCAATCAAAATCGAAAGCAACGACCTGAACTCTTTCTGGCGTCTGGGCAACATCCGGTATCGTTATCAACCTGACGGGAAATTCTGATGTCATCGCTCTCAGACATTCTTACAGCCGCCAAAAACATCGCAGTTGCGATCAACAGTGCTGCCCAAATTTACCTGAAGGTTCAGGGAAACAGCAGGTCTGACACGTTGATAGCTACAACCTTGGTGTCTTCGGGTCAGGGCCGACTGGCGTCTGTCAGCGTTATTGTCGCTGGATCAACGGACGGCACGGTCTATGATAGCAACGCCTCTGCTTCGCTCACCAGCGCCATGGTTGTGATTGACAACGTTATTGGTGTTACAGTGATAAATATGCCATATGACAACGGACTGGTAGTGGTTCCCGGCACCGGAATGACCGTTGTCGTATCGTACTCGGAAGGATAACAACATGCCGCTCAAGAAGGGTTCATCCCAAAGTACGATTTCCGGTAACATCTCTGAGATGGTACGCGCGGGCCATCCCCAAAAACAAGCTATCGCTGCGGCCATCCGCACCGCACGGGCGCACGGTGGTAAGGTTCACGATGGGCCGATCCACTCTTCCGTGGCTGGTCGTACCGACCACCTGCCAATGCACGTTGCCTCTGGCTCTTACGTCATCCCTGCCGACATCATCTCGGCGCTTGGCGAAGGCAACAGCATGGCTGGCTTCAAGGTTGCCAAGTCTATCTTCAGTGGCGGTGGCGGTGGTGACGCCAAAGGGATGCCCGATGATATGGCGGGGATGCCGCATAAGACGGCAGGTGGTCGCCTTGGGTATTACGATGGTGGGGACACTACCAAGAACAAGTTGGGCGCATCCCTGAAGTCTGGCAGCGGTTCTATGTCTGCGTCAAAAACCGCTAAGGAAACTGTGGCGGCAGCACCTGCACGTCCCCAGCCCGCATCCAACTATTCAAGCGACCGCCAAACAAAAGGCAACAACGGTGGCTATTCACAGCGCCCCCAAGCCCGTCCGGCTGACTTGGCACCAGCACAAGCCGACCACTACACGGGCCTGTGGGACATGATCAATGGTGGCGGCAAGGGCGCGGGCTATAAGAACTTTGGTGACATGATTGACGGCGGTGGCATGGGGCAATCCGGCAGCAAGTTTGAGGGCGGCCCATTTTCCGGCATGCTGAACAGCCTTGGCGTCAGACCCTATGGCGGCAAGGACGGGTCTTCTGCCCACCCATATTCGGGCGTAACCACAAATCCTACAAATCAAAAAAAAGGCACTTGGCTAAACAGAAACGCTAAATGGGTTGGCGCGGGTTTTGGCGCTTTAACGCCCTTTGGTCCATTCGCGGGTGCGGAAGCAGGCGAATTTTTCCAGAAGGACGATAAAGGTAGCAGTAAATATAACCGACTTACTGACAATATTCTTGGTAAAGCCGCTGGCGGCGCTACTGAGGGCATACCAATTGTGGCCGCTGGCGGTGAGTATGTAATCCCCCCGCATGATGTGCTACGCATCGGCAATGGCGATCTTGATAACGGGCACAAAATCTTGGATTCGTTTGTGAAAAAGATGCGCCAGAAAACCATCAAGACCTTGCAAGGGTTGCCTGGTCCGAAGCGCGATTAAGCGTTAAAAAACTCACCATGTAGGCGTCTTGCTTCTTTGCAGTACGCCTCATGGGCTTCTTCCTTTGTCGCAAAGCAACCTAAAGACCTTACTTTTTTTTCAAAAGTAATTCTTGCTTCCCAAGGTTTTTCCTTAAGCCATTTTTTATATGCAACACCTTTCAAGCCATACTTGCCTGAAGACCTAGTATTAGCCCTATTTTGCCCATTGTTTGCCTCTCTAAGATTTAAAAAACGGTTGTCTGTCTTTATCCTGTTTATGTGATCAATTTGATCAACTGGCATTGATCCTGTCATATAAAACCATGCCAGCCTATGTGCTGCATATGATTTTCCATTTACTTCAATCGTAACATATCCAGAACTTTTGTGGACGCCTCCAGCTACATCCCCAACGTTCACTTTTGGGCGCGGTTGCGCCCAAGTAAAGACCCCTGTATTTGGATCGTAAGATAGGTTATATGTGAGGTATGAGTGTTCCATGAAGGACATCCTACCAGTTTTGAAATGAGACTGCAATGGCAAAGGATTAAATATATATGAATGAAGTACATGTGCGGGAAAGTGCGCCCGAAGATTTTGACGAGATCATGCGGCTGTCTTTGGCTGCCGCAGGGGAGAATGCCCTATCGCCCCCCGATCTAAACTTGGTTGCTGATGAGGTTCGCACTGGAATAGCCCGCGAGGGGGGGGTCATCGGCGTCATCGGTAGCCCCGCTGGAACCCGCTTGGAGGGCATGATAATCCTCCGGTTAAGCTCCATGTGGTACAACCTTGACCCCATTATTCAGGACAACGCCATATTCGTTGACCCAGAGTTTCGGTCGGCAAAAGGTGGTCGCGCCCGCAAGCTTGCGGAGTGGGCTAAGTTCACCTCAGAAAAACTTGGCATCCCTCTTGCAATTGGTGTAATGTCGAACACAAGGACTGAGGCGAAAATCCGTCTCTTCGAACGTGTCTTCGGACCTCCGGCTGGTGTTTACTTTTTGCACAACGCTAAGACGGGACTTTCCGACGTAAAAGAAGGATAAGCTTCATGTGCTTCAAGAAGAAGAAAAAAACCACAACGGTAACGACTCAGGCCCCACAGCAGGTTCAAGACTTCTATAATGCAACTGCCGACGCCACAAAAAAGGCTGCGGCAAAGCCGTTTGTATCTTATGGAACACAAGCTTCAGACTACGTTGCCCCTTTAACGGAGCAGCAAAGGGCGGGCATGGCTGGCGTCAACGCTACGATTGGCGGGTACAAGCCTTACATGCAGGCGGGCGTAAACGCCACCAACGCTGGCTTGGGGTATATGAACACTGGCATGGGGGTCGCTGCTGGCGGCCTCAACTCCATGGGCGCTGGCATGAACACCATCGGTCAAGGCCTTGGCGTTGCGGGCAGCGGCCTATCCAACATGAACGCTGGCTCAGACTATATCAACCAAGGTATGGGCACAGTTGGTCAGGGCACCCAGTATATTGGTCAAGGGGCTGGTGCCGTCAATCAAGGGATGGGGGTGGCGGGAAGCGGCCTGTCCAATATCAACACTGGCTCAGACTATATCAACCAAGGTATGGGCACAGTTGGTCAGGGAACTGCTTACGTTGGTCAGGGCATGAATGCCGCCAATCAGGGCATGGAGTCGGTTAGCCAAGGGACCGAGGCAACTCAAGCGGGCATGGGTCCGGCCAACCTCGGCTCTCTGGACATTCAAAAATACCTGTCTCCGTACTTGTCGGAAGTACGCGACAGCACTGCCGCATTGATGAACCAAGCAAACAATCAAGCGCAGTCTCAGGCGCTCGGTACAGCAATTTCTTCTGGAGCATTTGGGGGGGATCGCGCGGGCATCGCTGCGGCCAACCTAAATCAACAGAACCAGTTGGCGATGGCCAACAGCATGGCCAACATCGGCAACCAAGGATACCAGTTTGCAACCACCACGGCGCAAGGACAGCAGACTGCTGATCTCGCAGCACGTCAGGCAAACCTTCAACGTATGTTAGATGCAGGCGCTCAGTTTGGGCAGCTTGGTGCTACTCGTGGTCAGCTTGGTGCAACCATGGGAACCCTTGGCGCACAGCAAGGTGAACTTGGCACGGCCATGGGTAACCTTGGCGCTCAACAGGGCACACTTGGCACCCAACGTGCCCAGATCGGCACGGCAATTGGGAACATGGGCGCTCAACTTGGAACCCTTGGCGAACAGCAAGGTGGCCTTGGCACGGTCATGGGGAACTTGGGCGCTCAACAAACTGCCGTTGGATCGGCAAAAGGAACGCTTGGTACACAAATTGGCCAGATGGGAACTGCACAGGCCAACATCGGTGAACAGCAGGGCAACCTTGGCAACACCATGAGCAACATCGGCACCAATGTGATGGGCGCTGGTAAGCAACTTGCAGGGTTTGGCACGGAACAGCAGAGGCTTGATCTTGAGGCTGCTGGCGCTCAGATGAACGCTGGCGCTGTGCAACAGCAAAACCAACAGGCTGGCGTTGACGCCATGATCAATCGGTTCATGCAAGAGCAAGGTTATGACTTCCAGACGGCTCAGTTCTTGGCCAACCAATATGCAACGATTGGCCCGCTTTACGGCTCCACGACCGCTACAACGCGCCCGACCAACATCTTTGGAAATCCGGTCAAGACGGGCGGGCGGGTCAATGGGTATGCAAAGGGCGGTGGCATTGCTGGCCCCATGACCATGAGCCAATTGCCCCTGTATGAGGAAAGTTACATCCCAGAGCGGATTTTCTCGGCCAGCCCTCTTCTGACGGGTGAAGAAGCCGAGCAAGCGCAAAAGAAGGGCGGCAACTTTATTTCTGACGCCCTCAAGATTGCAGCCATGTTTGGTGGCAAGGCAGGCGGTGGTGCTGTTGATGATCGCCATGGGTATGCGCTGGATGGTGGGGTTTCTTACCCTGCGCTGACAACAGAAGAACTCCGCCGTGAGCAAGAGCTTCGGAAGCAGTTTGCGGCTGGAACGGAGATCATTGACGATCTTAACAAAGATTATCTGATGAGTTCTCGAACTAACCCCGCCAACATGGGTCTTGCTGGCCACCAAGCGCCATATGGTCCTAAACATCTGTTAGTTGAAGGTTATGAACAATCACCTGCCTTTATTGCCAATCAAAAATACCAAGGGGAAAACAGAAATACCATTGAGTTACGCAAAGGCCTTAAAGAGCGAGGCTTCCCTAATTCAGGGTATCAAGACATTTTAACAGATCGTCTTATGCAGCATTCTACAAATCCCGCCAATATGGGTTTCGGCGCGGGAAAGAGTTTTGGTGTGCCATATCAAGCTCACCCCTACCCCCCGTCTCCCACGACAGGCGTTGCCCCCACTTCGGATGCCGCGCCGATCACATCAATGCGCCCACCTCCGCCCCGCCCTGAAGGATTGGGTGCTGCTGATGTTGCTGAGCCGACCACATCAATGCGCCCGCCACCGCCCCGTCCTGAAGGATTAGGTGCCGCTGATGTTGCTGCCGATACGATGCGGACTATCCAAGTTGAACCAGCGCCATCTGATGGATTAGGTGGCGTTAAGCCTGTTCATATCCCTACAGACTGGGATGCGGCGAAGGCCAAGATTATTCCCCGCGAAAGCGGAAATGATCCGAATGCGCTTTTGGGCTTTGCCAATCGTGAAGGCGGTGCTTTTGCGGGCACAAATATTACTGACATGACGGTTGATCAGGCAATTGAATTTGCTCGTGTAGGCGGCCCATATGCAAACTACAGCAAAACCCAAACAGAAGACGGTCGAGTTGCTACCCCCATGGGATTATATCAAATAGTTGGCGGAACTTTAGCAGATGCCAAGAATGCAATGGGTCTTACTGGCGATGAGAAAATGACGGCTGATCTTCAAGAAAGCATTGCCAAGCACTTGTATGATACGCGGGGAATGCAGCCTTGGGCTGCGTCTGAGGGTAAAACTGGTGGTCTTGGTGACGCGCGTATGCCACCCAGTGACGGCTTGGCCCGCGCAGACATGTCACAGCAAGGTAACGATCCGCTGCATATCAATAAGCCATACGAAGATCGCAACTTAATCGGGAAGTTCTTCCATGAGAAAGACACTGGGAAACTTGACCGGAATGCCATTATGTCCTTGCTGTCAGGCATAGGTGGAATGGTTTCTTCCGATAGCATGTCACCCCTAACAGCACTTCTGCAAGGTGCCGCCGTTGGCAGTGACACCTATAAGGGTCTTCTGAAGCAGACTGCGGATGTTGAGGCTACGAACCTTGCAAACGCCCAGAACGCGATGAAAAACTACTCGTATGCAGTCTACAATGGCATGACAGACATGTCGTGGCCGGAGTATGCCGCACAGCAAGGCATTGACCTGACTGCACTGCGTGGAGTGCCAACCCTGATGGGTCAGCCGCCGATTAAGCCTATCACCGTGGCCGACACGAGAAGTGTTGTAACGCGCAACATAAAAGGCGTGGATTATCAGATACCGTTTATGCAGGACTTGCAGTCTCTTAACGATTTGATCAACAAAAATGTTGGCGCTCAATCTGATCCAGAAAACCCAATGTCTCAAGTTGTTCAGCAAGCAATTAAGGCTCGTGATCAAATCATGGAAAGTGGCTCAACAACTGATGTAAACGGAAACAAGGTTGAGGTTCCAGCAGCTATCAACGCGCAAAACCAAGTTGCATCTACAGAAATGATGCAAGGTCAACGTGAGAAATTTAAAAACGATTCTATCAATTCTCAAGCGGCTACAAATTCCATGAACAACACGCTTGATAATATGTCTCAAGTTATGCTGGGAATGAAGCCAGGCCCAGAAGCTAGGTCCGGCGCTATCATGGGGGCATGGGCGCAAGCACTAGGAATAGATACAAACAACTTGCCAACGTTTATGTCAAACCCAGATGCTTATGTTTCTGCTGATAAAGAAAGCGCCTTGCTACAAAAGAGTAATCTAGAAGCTCTACCAGGTGGAGCGCCTGCAACATCTATTGAGTTTGCGGGTTCTTTCACGCCATCCCCCGATATGCCTCCAGCCGCTATGCGAGATATAATGGTTAAGATGAAGGCAAATAACGCATACCTAATGGAATACTACAATGGGTTTGATGAGTGGGCTAAAGACCACCCAAACCAAGAAACCGACATTAAGGCATACCAGGATGAGTTCTCTAGTAACCGCAATCAGCGTTATCAGGAACTTTTGTCAAAAGCTAACGCCGAAGTTCCGCACTTTATGGGTGACCCGCCGCCAACAGTAACCATTACGCAATACGATGCCCCAAGTGTAACAAATGAACAACGGCAACTGTTCTGGAAGTTTTACGAACGAGACCGAGCGGAAGCCGCCGCTCGTCTTGCAAGGGGTATTTGAAATGACTGAAGCAGAAACACGGGCTTTGTACGATTCCTTAAAGGAAACCGCTGGCAGGCCGTCCCAGCCCCCTCCTGCACCTGCGGGGGGATCGCCAGCAAACCAAGCGTTTGTAGATGCTACACGGCGGCAATATCAGGATGCAGCGACCCACAAAGAACAGCAGTTGGCTGGTGACCAACGCCCAATGTTCGAGTCTTGGACTGACCTTGGCAAAAGCGGCCAGAAGGGATTGCTTGCTGGCGCTGCGGGAACGGCTGACCTTTTGAAGGCTATCAGCGACGTTGCCGCTGGGCCTAATGGCAACACCCCACCGCCCATGCGTTTTGATAAGCCATTCCGCGATCCAGCTACAGGGAAGATAGACTGGAGTTCATTAATGCCAAGCTACGACACGCCAGTGATGGACGCGGCGCAACGCAATTTTCCTGAAACTCTTGGTTACCAACCAAAGGGGCAATTGGGAGACTATTTACAAACTGCGGGCGAAATGGCCCCAGGCATGTTGTTTCCAGCGGGGCCAGCTAAAAGCCTTGCGGCAAAAATTGGATCGCGCGCCTTGCGAAATGTGGTTGCACCAGCCGTTGGGAGTGAAACCGCTGGAGACATTGCCCATCGTTACTACCCTGAACTTGAAGACAAGGCGCGTTTTTTTGGCGGCTTGGGGGCTGGTGTTTTAGCCGCCATGCCTGAAGCCGTTGTTCGGTCTGCAATAGGAAAATCTGCAAGCACAGGGGCAAATTTGAGTGCGGATTCGCTTGCTTACTTGAAGGGGCGCGGCATCACTATTCCCGTGAGCGCAAGCAATGATCTACCAAAGCTTCGTGCAATTGAAGGGTCTACGGACCTTGGAATGGGGAAGTTTAGTCCTAAAAAAATTGCTGATGATTACAATGCAACAATTGGGGCAGACATAGGCGATCCTAGTCTGAACAGGTTTACGTTAGACATCAGAGACCCCGCAACAAACAAAGTTACGCAACGAGGCACACTATCTCTACATGGTGAAAAACTTGGGGAAGCATACAACAAACTTTCCCAAGGTGTTGATGTATCCCCCATGGCGAGACATGTTGATGACATGGATGAAATTATTTCAGCTTGGGGCCGCAACAATGATGTTTCATCAAACATAATACCGAGCGGGTTTGCTGATCTAACTAACAAGTTTGAAAGCTTGGTAACGTCAGGAAAAACAATTTCCGCTGAAGACCTTCGCAACTGGAGAACGCAAATGGGCGTAATATCAAGAACCTCTACAAGCAAATTAACTGCACAAAGCGCGCAGGATTTTGTAAAAGTCTTGGACGATGCCCTTTATACAAGCTTGGAAAATACTGGTCAGGCCAGCAAAATAACTGGGTTTAAAGAACTGAACAGATATTACAGAAACTTCCTTGCAACCAAGGCCGCCGCAGAAGCTTCACCAGAGGGGGCAATGCGGAGCAATGGAATTATAGACCCACGTACAATGGAAAAAATTTCCGATCCTTTTGGCCTTGACCCAACAGAAACACTTAATGCCACAGCGCGAAAAATTAACGACAGTCAAGCAAATTTAGGCGCGCCAAATCAAGTAGTTCGAACAGAGAGGGCCAACCAAGGATTGGGATTGTCTGACATTGTTCAAAGCGCAATTCCTGCGCTTTCTTATCCTTTTTTTACAGGTACGCCAATAGGTTTAAATTCAACTAGCGCCGCACTGGCCGCCGCCGCACTGGTTGGTTCGAATGTTTTAAGGTTTGCTAAAAATAAAACAAACCAAGCAGGGGCGGCTTTCCTAGCTTCTGATATGGGGCAGAAACTGGCAAAGCAACTTGCAGAAACCCGTATGACCAACCCGATCCCCGCGCCCCTGTATGCTGCCACTGCTGATCAACGTGAAGGCCGCAAGTCCGGTGGCCGCGTGTCTCCGCACGATGCGGATGCAGACCAGTTGGTGCGGGCCGCAGAACGTGCTAAGAAGGGGTGGAGCGCCGAAACTGAGCCTCTGCTGAAGCAAAGTGACGAGGCTGTCGCACACGCTCTGGAAGTCGCTAACAGGAGCATCTGATGGTCACCACCACGAACAAGGGCTTGTTCGAACCTGCCGCAGGCACGATCAGTTGGGACATCCCTCTGAATGCGAACTTTTCTGTCATCGACACAGCCTTTGGAAGTTCCCTAGAAATCGACGTTACGGGCATCACCACCACGCAGACGCTGCTTATTATTGACTACCAAAACTTTGCCATTTTGTTCACGGGCACCCTTTCGGCCAACCTGATCTACCAGATACCAAGCGGTGTTGGCGGGCAGTGGTTGATCGGGAACATTACCTCCGGCGCATTTACCATTACCATTAAGAACGCGACCAGTGGTAGTACGGCAGTCAATGTCCCCAGTCAGTATGCTGTGTCTGTATGCTCAACTGGCTCCAACGTTTACAAGTTTAGCACCACCCAAGGGTCAACGCCATTAAGTTCAAGTCTTGGCGTATTCGGGGGCGGTTATTCCGCAACATATTCCACCCTCATACAGTATATCATCATTTCGACAACGGTAACGTTTGCGTCCACTTTTGGAAACTTAACTGTCGCAAGGGGATACGCAGCGGGTGTTTCAAGTAGCACAAGAGGTGTTTTTGGGGGTGGCACTACTGGTTCTGTCTCTGCGGTCATGGATTATATTACTTTTACAACAACTGGAAACGCTACTACGTTTGGAAACTTAACTGTCGCCCGCAAAGAGTTAGGGGGCTTATCTAGTAGCACAAGAGGTGTCTTTGGGGGGGGGTATACCACAGCAAGATCGTCTGTTATGGACTACATAACTATTGCTACAACTGGAAATGCGGCAAGTTTTGGTAGCTTGACGACAAGTCGAGATGGAGTGGCTGGCGTTTCTAGCAGTACACGAGGTGTCTTTGGAGGCGGTAATCTTTCCACTCGTATGGACTACATCACTATTGCAACCACTGGCAACGCTACCACTTTTGGAAACTTAACTCTTGGCCGTTCCGGCGTTGGAGGAGTTTCCAATGGTACACGGGGTGTTTTTGGAGGGGGTTCTTCTTCTGGCCTTGTCATGGACTATATAACTATTGCAACCACAGGAAGCGCAACAACTTTTGGAAATTTATTAACTTCTGGATCGAGGGCGGGGGCTTCAAGCAGCACTAGGGGTGTGTTTGGAGGTCTTAATGGATTTGAATATATTACAATAGAAAGCATAGGTGATGCTACAGATTTTGGAAATCAAGTTGAAACTTTTTCCTTGCAATACATGGCTGGCCTTTCATCTTTCTCACCTTCGTGATCAAAACAAAAAATGGTAGGAGCATCTGATGGTTAATACAACTAACAAAGATTTAGCACAACCAGCTAGCTCATCTACGCTATGGGATGTCCCAGTTAATTCTAATTTTGATATCATAGATAACGCGTTTGGCGGAAAAACAACCATTAATGTAACGTCAGTTGCAACCACGCAAACGTTTACAAGCGCCCAATATCAAAACCTCATCATTGTGTTTTCAGGTGTTTTATCCGCAAATTTGACATATCAAATCCCATCTGGCGTTGGCGGCCAATGGTTTATCTTTAACACAGCCACTGGAGCTTATTCGCTTACAATAAAAACATCAGCATCAGGCAGCATTTCAGTTATTGTCCCATATAACACTGGTTATACGGTATATTCCGATGGCACAAACGTTTACCAATACGGTATTTCTAACAATATTTATCCAATAGGAATATTTGCTGGTGGGCTGACTAGCGTAAAATCAAAAGTTATGGACTACATCAATCTTTCAACAACTGGAAATGCCGTTACTTTTGGAAGCTTAGAAACCACTACTCAACTTTTTTCGGGCGCTTCAAATGGTACGCGGAACATTTTTGGTGGGGGAAATACTGCTGGAGACACATATACTAATGACATGCAATACATAACGTTTGCAACGCTGAATGATTCAACCCGCATCGGAAGCCTAACGGTTGCAAGAAATTCTTTGGCTGCCGTTTCTAACGGTACGAGGGGAGTATTTGGGGGGGGCACAACTGGCACTGTTTCCGCAGTTATGGACTATGTTACAATTGCTACAGTTGGAAACGCTACTAATTTTGGAACCTTGGCAACTGCTCGTTCCTTGTTGGCTGGCGTTTCTAATAGCACACGAGGTGTTTTTGGGGGGGGCACCACTGGGTCTTTGTCTAGTTCTATGAGCTACATTACCATTGCAACTGCCAACAACTCTACTAATTTTGGAAACTTGACGGTCGCTCGATCCGGCTTGGCAGGGGTTTCAAGCGATACAGTTGGGGTCTTTGGGGGCGGAACAACGGGAGCCGCCTCCGCCGTCATGGACTACATTATCATTGCAACAACTAGTAATGCGACTAACTTTGGCAACTTGACGATTGCTCGTTATAATTTAGCGGGGGTTTCTAGTGGTACTGTGGGTGTTTTTGGGGGCGGGTTTACCACCGCTGTGTCTGTTATTATGGACTATATCTCCCTATCAACCACATCAAACGCAGTTGCCTTTGGCGACTTAACTGTCGCCCGACAGTCCTTGGCGGGTGCCTCCAGTTATGCGCCGCAATGATCAAAACAGTTGCCACAGGAGTATGTGATGGTTGATACCACCAATAAAGCACTTAGCGAACCAGTTCAGGGCACAGCAAGTTGGGGGAACACTCTTAACTCTAACTTCACGATTATTGATAACGCTTTTGGTGGAAACACAAGCATTAGCGTTACTAGCGTTACCACCTCGCAGACGCTTACCAGCGCGCAATACCAAAACTTAGGCATTACGTTTACTGGAACTCTCTCCGCTGATTTGATTTATCAAATACCAGATGGCGTAAGCGGGCGTTGGATCATTGTAAACAACACAGTCGGTTCTTACACCCTCAACATATCCACTGTCACTGCAGGTAACTTGACTGTATACGTTCTGCAAAATTACGGAACAGCAATATACTCTGACGGTGTTGATGTTTACCAGTTTGGGGTGACAGACGTTTTGTCCACAAGAAGTTTATTTGGGGGAGGTTTTACCAGTGCTGCTTCTACCGCCATAGACTATATCACAATCACCACAGCAGGAAATGCAACCAGTTTTGGCAGCCTCTCTACTGCTCGGTATGATTTGGCTGGTGTTTCTAACGGTACGCGGGGAGTATTTGGCGGCGGGACCACTGGC